AAGCAGACACATTCAAGAAGGCAACAGAAATACTAGCACCCTTTGTCCTCCAGGAAGAACTGTCCAAGTGAGGGGAGAGAGGTGAGTAAAGTCTACTACTGTCGTGTGTGTATGAAAGTCTCAAAGACAAAGAAATGTGAGACATGTGGAGGAGAATGCGAGGAGTTTACAATCCCGGAAGATATAACTCTTGGTGTCATTGCTGTCTGACAGTCAGTACAGAAGAGGACAATGAGAGTACCAAAACTATGCAAAGTCTGGTTTGAAGGCCCTTGTGGCAGAAAGATATGCTGTAGATACTGTGAGAAGAAAGACTGTGAGGTACGATGCTACAGAGCTAAAAGAAGCAAGTGCAATCTACGTATATCTCTATGGGACATGTTGACTGCTTAGACCAATCTGGAGTGCTACTGCCAAAAGAAGGAGGAATACAACACAAAGAATATAAGTCAGGAGTGGAAAAGACATAGTAAGAACGCAAGGTGCTAAATGATGGAGAACGTACCGGGAGATGCTGCATCGTCTAGGACAGTAAAGAGATATTGTGCAGTATGGTTTCTGACTGAATGTGGTAAGAGACTTTGTTGTCACTTCTGTGAGAACAAGAAACTATGTGGCAAGTGTAATGCTAAATACGTCACTTGTCCTCAACGTGTATATGTCTGGGATGTGATGTGACACAACAAGGAAGAAATGTCCTCAAGAGGTATTGTAGAAAATGGCCGTACTGTCCTATTGGTAAGCATGTGTGTTGTTACTTCTGCAAAGAGGAATGTGACGTTAGATGCCTATCAGTTGAAGACTGGAGAACATGTGAACAACGTTGCAAGTTATGGAATGTATTGTGAAAGACAAGTTGGAAAGAAGAGGGAAGGAAAGAAAATGGTAACTATATCTACTTACTATCTATGTCCTCTGTCTGTCAAAAGGAGGAAGTGTGTGAACACTAGAAGACACTTGGAAGTGTCCATGTGGAGATGATAGCACAAATACCAGCAATAATTGTTCTCCTTCTGTTTGACACAATAGCTTTCTTGTTTGTTGGTTGGAGTATGATAGGGAAATTAGTAAAGGTGATAAGAAGGAAACTCAACAAGTCCACAGAATCCAAAACAAAACAAGTAGTAGTTGCATGTCCAGTTCCATTGAGGAGAACAGAATATATGTATGGAGAGTGTGATGCAGAACTGGATGCTCAAGACGAAGAGGAAGGTGTATGACAAAGAGACTTAAAGAACAAGAGTGGTTAGTCTATCGCATGCAATACAACCATTGTTGTATCTGTTGTAAACATCTTCTTAAGAACACATGCCCAAAAGGTATAGATTATCCTAGAGTAATGGGATTCAGTAAACGTTATCCTCTCTGGAGAATAGGAAGTGCATGTGAATGCTGGTGTTAAACCTAAGAGATGACAGAGTGATGGATAAGATAGAGTCTCTAAATGACATCTATCTAAAACTCTTTGGTCAGAAGAGAATTTGTGTCGCTTGTGGAGAGACTTTCTATTGTATTGGTAGATGTGAAAAAGACTTTGGTGATAGAACACAACAGATTGACTTGTGCATGTGTAAGAGATGTTTAGTAGGTCAACTGAGAAAGGACAAGAGAGCATACATCAACAAACGTCTCAGGTGTTATACGTTCTTTAGTGAGGATAGAAAATGAAAGAGTTTCATTTCAGTAAAGGGAACAGGAAGATAACAAACAACGTTCTTATCTGGAATCTTCCAGCAATCAGCACTTGCCCTGGAAGTTCAACTGAGTGTAGAAAGTTCTGTTATGCCCTAAAGGCAGAACGGTATCCCTCTTGCTTAGCCTCACGGAAGAAGAATCTGGAATTCTCTAAAAGAGAAGACTTTGTAGAACGTATAGTCGAATACTTAAAGAAACGGAAAGAGACAACAATTAGAGTTCATGAATCAGGGGACTTCTATTGTCCTTCATACTTCTACAAATGGTGTGAAATAGCAAGACAACTACCAGAGAAGACTTTCTATGCTTATACCAAGTCATACTTCTTCAACAACTTCTGGGACAATGTACCAAGTAACTTCAAATTAATCCAGAGTGTAGAATCTAGGTTTCCAAACAAAGTTGACTGGTCAAGGAGTACAGCTAGAGTGATACTTAGTCCAACAGAGAGGAAGCCAAATGAGTTCATCTGTCCAGAACAATTGGCAAAGAAGAAAGGAAGAAAGTTAAAGTGCATGGAAGAATGTAAACTTTGTCTGAGGGACAATATCCATGTTTGTTTCCTCAAGCACTAAGACAAGAGGCAAGAACATGGAGACATACCTCTGGAGAAAGTTAGTCCCTAAAAAGGATATCTGTACAATCAAATGCCTTACTTGTTGTTGGGAATGTTCTTACTTGGACAAATGTGTATTTGAATCAGGAGGAATATGTTGTCTCTCACCATTCCATAAAGTGTGTCTTCATGCAGTAAAAGTATATCTACAAACATTCTATGGTTTGACAGAGCTAGAAGCATTCAGATTAGCTTTAGAAGCCAAAGAAGGAAGGAGGATACATTATGACAAGAAGATGTGACTGTTGTGGTAGGATAATACCACTAGGAAAACCACACGTAGCTCACTTTAGCTGTGGTGTTTCCAGATGACATTAAGGAAGAGAAATAAGAAGACAGATGAGGAAATGTGGAGAGAGATCTTGGCCTCTGGCAAGCATGTGATATCCTTACTTGTCCAATGAACAGAGGAGGATGGTGTAAGAATCCTACGTACTACAAATACTTCCCAGTAGGAGGAGTAGTTATGATTTGTACTGTTACAATGGAAGGAATAGTAAAGAGAGTGGAGAAAGAAGAAAATGGTTGGATAGAGGAGTTGGAGTTGAAATGACAACATACTGTTTCTGGAAAGTACTCACACGTATCTTCAGTTCACCAACTTACAAGTGTATCAAGTGTTGTGCCATATGCAAAAAGAAGTGCAAGGACTGTCATTGGACTAAAGGATGCTACTTACGTCTTTCAGAGACAGAATATCTCATTCTTAGAGTTAGTTTGTCCACTTTGACAGTCCTGCGGATGCATTAGAATATTTACAGTCTCTGAGGAGAAGAATGGAACAAAAGTATTGTCTCATAAAAGTAAGTGACCCTTCACACTACGTCATGAAAGATGGAAAGCCTTGCATTAGGTGTTGTTATGGTTGTCCAGACATTGACAGTTGCCATTGGAAGGGTTTGTGTCACTTGAGAGAAACATGTCTCTTACGTATTTCAGCGAGAGAAATGGTTTTGTGTCGTATTGATCCAGCATACAAAGAAATCATAATCGCAAGGAGAGTAAAACTTCTCTAGGTGTGAGAAGATGAAGTACTCTCTTGTCTTTTCTCACATAGGAACACGTTCATTCTTAGTGAATAGGAGAACAATCATTGAAAGGTATGCTGTTTGGCACATGTTTGTTGATGGAGAATTCTATGCCAATATACACTTAACATCTTCTTCTTATCTCCATGAATTGTTGAAAGAACTCTCTGACAAGGATGGAGCAATATCTTTTGACGAGGATGAGTGGAAACTAATCAAGTATTGTTTAGACCATACAAGGAAGTGGAAGATATTTGCAGAAGCAAGAGACACACTTAGAAAACAAGGAAGAGAAGCCATGTTCAATTACCTCAAAGAGAAATTAGCTGTTCATATACTTTCAGACAACTTGAAGGGAGTTAGATGGCAAAGAAACTAAGAGACATACTCGACAAAGTTATAGACTCCATCCTTCTCATTGGCTATCCAATCTACCGTCTCAAGTGGAAGATAGTCTCTTGGAGAGAAGAACGTAAGCTATACAAGACAGAACAATGGAAGTTGATGTTGTATGGATATAAGACATGCATGTTTTATAGAGATTGGGGAGAGGGAAATGAAGTCTGCACAAGGAAGCTTGATAGTAAATTAAATTGTTTCTTTGGTAATGTACATTGTGACAAGTATAGATGTAAAGTTTATATCAATGACCCAATCAAATGTTGGTAGGTGAAATACATGCCTTCACATGGTTCATTGAGCAAGTCAGGGAAAGTACGAACACAACAACCTAAGCGATGGAGCGAACTTGGTCGAAAGAATAGAAAAGGAGTACTAATGCATCACTACCACAAACACCTCTCTCCAAGACTTAGCACACGAAGAAGGTATGAGAAATATTTTGTCTTAAAGAGAAGGAAGGGACAAGTTTACAAATTTATGATACACAAGTGAAAGATGGAGGGTAAGTCTGAAGAACTTTTGTTGTCTGTGCAGACTTTTTACTTTCCCTTCATCCACGAGTGGGAGTTGACAAGTCTGTTGATGATTTTTCAGTCTATTAGACTAATCTACTTGTCAGCTCCCAAATTGGCCGATGAGAGTCTTAGAATAGGTTTCAAGTCTGTTAAGAGATTCAACTCTCATCGGCCAACTCCAAAGAAGTCGAGATGTCTTTCGAGTATCTTCAGTCTTTAAGGAAGTAGTTACCTCTTTCCTCTCCTGCAAATTGATTCTTTAACAGAAAATTTATAAGTCAGTAAAGTAACGTGTAGAGTAGGATGGAAGAGGATGGAACCAATTCGTAGACACAAAGTCCGCTGTCTTATTTGCAAGAAAGAAGGTGTAGTAGAAATTCAAGGAGGAAAGATACTTACGAGTGGTTGGTACTATTATGGAAGGATGGACATGAATGCTTGTCATACAAACAAGTATGTGTACCTCTTTACACCAGAAAACAAGAAGAACCCTTGGAGACGTATAAAGAACCCAGACTATGATCCTAATGTCAAGAGAAAATATGTTGAGATATGGGAATGTCCAAAATGTGCAGAAGAATAAAGCATGAAGAACTCCGAGAGAAGGGTAAGCACGTGAGTCTAACATTTTTCTTCAGTCTCCGAGGTATGTTTACTCTCGTGCTTGCCCTCTAAACGGAGGTTAATGTGTTGAAAATTACAACTTTACGACCTCTTTGGAAACAGATAACCTTTGAAGAAAATGAACCAGGGATCTGTTGGAATACATCAATGGCAGAAGAACGAATATTCTATGTGAGAGCTGGAGACAAGATGTGTGCTGTAGGAATGATACGGAGAGGACGCAACTGGAATGACTATGGTGCAGAAGGAATGCACTGTGCAGATTGTCCATACTTCCTTCACAAGAAAGTAATGGGAAGAGCAGAGAAAGAACTACTGCATGAATTGGAGGAGACTTTGAAGAGAAGAATAAAGGTGTAGACGTATGAGAGTAAAACTACGTATTAGCTTCCCCTATGGAGAAGTATTGTGGTGGAACAAAGATCACTATGAACGTATCACATCCGACAATATCCTTAGGTGTTTGTTGGACTTCACAGAAGTAAGAGCATTCAATTGTGTCTTCAACTATAAAGACCATACATTCACAGTTACAGCAGACTTGTCTCCTCTGACAGAAAAACAGTTAATCGATAGCTTCAGAGAAGCATTTGCTAAACTATTCAAGAAGAACCAAGTAATGGTTACTGTATTAGAAAGACACTTGAGCAAGAAGGAGACAGAGCAAGTAGTCACTGCTTTAATGATGGAGAAGTTGGAGGATTAGCTATGGAAGCGAAATACTTACTTCGTTCTGCACCAAATGGTAGATTCTACTTGTTGGAGAAGAGCAATGGAGAATATGTCTCAATAGGTATGTTGTTGACTGAATATCCCATAGACAAAGAACTCACACTTGCATTGGCTAACAAGGTGAAGAAGTTCCAAGTACTGCTCCGAAATGAAGGTGATATCATTTATATCTTGCCAGACAAGTTTGGAGACTTGTTGAAGATACACATCAAAGTCTATGGAAGGTTGCAGTCATTTGGAGAGAAGTTAAGATACATTGAGAGACTTCAGTTCTTTACACTCTTAGAAGAGGAGAACTATGAAGAACTCATACGAAGACTTGAACTCTTATATCTTGGAACAGTTGTGGAGGGAGAACACAAGTGAAGGTGTCAAATAGTACACGACAATGGTATTTAACGAACATCATGGACGTATTGGAGAAGCATAGACAAGCAAATGTGAGAGTCATAAGTATGGAACTCACTAAGCTTGGTGGTAAGAAGTATCCAGCAAATGAAGGACGGATAACTAATTATCTCAGACAACTGAGGAAGATGGGATATGTGGATTACTGTCGTAAGAATACAAAGCATAGAATAAGACTTAAACTACCCTCACATGAAGGAGTGTGGATGTTCAAAAAGAAATGGAAGGAAGGAGGTGAGTTGGATGGGGAGACAAGGACTCTCAGACAAAGCACGTAAGTGGTATACAGAACAAATCCTAAATGTTTTGAGAGGACAAGAACATGGTGTGACTACTGCAGAGATTATCTTCTCTCTCAAGAAGCTATCCCAACAACGTTATCCATTGCAGAAAGGAAGAATAACAAGTCTTCTTAAAGAAATGAGGAACTATGGTCTGATAAGAGGAGAACGTCCAGAAGGAAGTCATGTAGTATTGTGGGAGTTGAATGGTAAACCAAAGTGAACCTAGAAAGAGAAATGGACAGAGCAGGCTAAAGAAACGTACTCTCAAACTCATCTCTTCTACATTACAGAATACTGGATGGTTGACGTTGATGTACTTTCTTTGGATAGCATACAATCCAATTGGAATTGCTCTGTCTATCATATGCCTCTTTTCCAGTGACTATATCTCGTTGCTAGGTGATTAGAACGTTGTCTCGTGTAGGGAGAAATTGTTGGAAGTCAAGGGAACCTTTCTGTTTCTCACTTGAGGAAGAAGTGACCAATGTGAAAGACTTTGCTACTCTTTTGTATCACTATCTGAAGACAATACGACTACCATTTCATTATGAACGTATAGAAGTATACTTCGAAGGAGAGTATGTTGACAATGACTTCCGAAGACACTGGGAGACAGGCATTATCTTGATCTACTTGAAGAAGCCTTGGAGAGTCAAATTGGACATACGCTATGACAAGTTTACTAGTCCATATGTCATAAAAATAGAGTTCAGTGAAGGAAGTAAGTGTCTAAAAGTATGGAATGAGGAGAGAGACATGGACTATTATTGGAGAATGCCTCTTGAACAAATAGAGAAATTCTACAACATAATGAAGAAGTTTGCTGCTAAAGACTTCTTGGAGATGGCACTCTATGAATGTTCTAAAAGAAGAAACAGAGTGGAAGAAGATACTGTTTAGTCCCGAAGAATGCAAATACTATTACCATGGTCTGTGTGTTCTTAAGCTAATAGAAGATAATGTTCCCAATCTTGCTCATTATGTCTGTAGGAGAGTGTGTGAGAGATTTGCACATAAGAGTGAAGTTAGTGAACAAAATACGTAGAGAAGAGGAGAAGTTGTGGAACAAGATACTATACAACCCAGACAAGTGTAGATACTACATCGAAGGCAAGTGCTTTCTTAAGCTAAGAGGTTATTGGACTATTCATCGTCTAAGAGACTTCGACTGCAAAGGCTTGTGTGAGATGTTTCAACATGTCAGGGAAGAAAGAACAACCTAGATGTTATGCTGCCATAATTCTGGGAAAGAAACTCTCTTCATCATGGGCACAATGCAAGAAAAGAGTCAATGGTCTTTGTTGTAAGGACTGTTCAGAAGTAACAATGTGTCCTACTCCTTGTTCACAAATACTTCTCTACTTTAAGATAGATGATGAGTCTTTCAACTTCGAAGGATTTAAATGTAGGTTTTATTGTACACCTACTCAAGCAGTAATGAGGAGAATAGCTGGTGATACTTGATGGGTGTGTTTGACTCCTTCTGGATACGGATGAAATGTCCAATATGTCAATATGAAGACAACTTTGAATTTCAAACGAAAGAGTTTGTCCAATGCTTACTTCACTTCTACGTAGGAGATAATGTAAACCAGAAGATTACCTCCACTCGTCTAGGACAAATGTACATCAAAGACGGAGAAATACTTGGGGCTATTTCGTACTGCAAGAATTGCAAGTCTAGACTTAGAGGTACTATTGTGATTAAGAAGGGAAAGTTTGTAAGAGTTAAGAATGTCAAACGTTGGGATGATCCAGAAGACATAGGAGTGAATATCGTATGAAGAAGTGTGACACTTGCAAGAAAGACATCACTGACAACAGTTTCATTCAAGTAACCTTCTATGGTAACTGCCAAAGACTTATGTTGTATTGGAGAAAGCCTATTCAGTTGGAGTTCTGTAGTTTCAATTGCTTCCAAGAATACTTCAACATGTTGACAAAAGAACAAGCACTGGAAGAATTGGCGGAGAGGAGGCATTGGGAGTCGAGATACCCTGTTCCAGCAAGTGCAATGAGGCAAGGTGAGGAGGAGACGGATAAGAAGGAAGGGAGTGAGTAAGTGTCAGCAGAATTCACAATGACACTAGGTAAACAAGGTACTTGTCAGATATGTGGGAAAGAAGTGTATTCAAAAATGTTCACGTGTGACTTATGTGGCAAAAAGACCTGCACATTACACATGAAGGCACTAGTTAGTATCGTGACAGAAGTTGGCTATGTTACTACTTCGAGTACTCTTGCACCCATTGTTTATTCTACTCCTGCCAGCAAAATAGAAATGTTTATCTGTTCCGAATGTGCTGATGCACTTAAACTGTCTCTAAGGGTATTGGCAGGAAGGAATAAGGATGAAGATAAAGATCACGAGAATAAAGATAACAGCAAATGAACACTTGCCACCAGAGAAAGCAGTAAATGCTGTGATATCCTTCAAAGCTCAAAAAGGTAAGTTCCACTGTGAAGGAATAGTGAACACAACGATTTACACCTTCTTGGAGAGAGAAAGTATTATCAGCAGTCTCTATGGATTAATAGTACGTGAAGTCTTGTATCAGTACAAAGCTTGGAAGGATATACAAAGAAAAGAGGCAACTCTCACAAGACATATGCCTTGGTTGAAGGACTTGGAGGGTAATGAAATACCACCTGAATATATCTTGGCAGAGGAGTTGGACAGATGAAGGAGTTGGTTCCTCTCTCATTTCTCAGAGTAGGAGAAAGTGGTCTCATAGTTTCAGTCACTGGTCATCCAATACTTGTGACCAAGTTAAAGTCTCTTGGTTTTGATGTAGGAAAGATTGTTCTTGTTGTTGCAACAACTACTGGATACTTTGGTAGTTACATGCTTGTGAAAGTAGAAAGTAGACAAGTGAAACTGAACTATTCAGAAGCTAATTACATCATTGTTGAGAGAGAAAGAATAGAACCTATACCTACTCCTAATCCAACCTTGCCGGTGTATGCTTTTGGAACAAGATGAAAAGATTTGTGCTATATGCGGGAAACCAATCAAACAACGCATACGTTTCGTACTTGTTCTTGAGAAAAGAGAACGTTATAGAACTTACTTCAAACCTACTCCTCTTGGTTTATACTTCCATGAGGGATGTGTGAAGAAGATATCAGTTAATGTAAAGAATCTATGGGATCTCATTCGAGTAATGAACCAATTGACAGGGAGAACCCGTTGATCTAAGTATGAAGGAGAAATGGAGGTGACCAAGTGTGAATTACAGGAAGATAATAGCTAAAGAGTTTGTCGTCATTAGTTTCTATGCTGGTTGTTTCTTAACTCCTCTGGTACTAAGTGCGATTGCTCTTGACAACTGTCTGCGGTCTGCTCCTCCTTTGGTGAAGGTTGTGACTTCTTTATTGTTAGGTTTTGTCTGGGGTCTCTGGTTACAGTTAGCTACAAAGATCTTGAACACTGTACTGAAAGAGTAAAATATTTAAGACCAGTAAAGAAAGTAGAAGTGTGAGACATATGCGAATGCCGAAGTTAGACTTCAAAAGACTTCTGTTCCTCCTCTTCCTATTCTTAGGATTCTTGGAGGCTGGACTACCGGGACTAGTAGCTGGTTTCTTCTTCTGGGCAGTGCCAAGTGTTCTCTTGACACTCTCATTGATACCATTTGTTGGTTATTTCATCTATGATGCTTTCAAGACACCTCTATTGGACAACATTAAACATTTCATACCAGATACAGTACTAACAGAGAAAGTAGCTATGTTCTTTGACCTTCAAGCAATTATCTATTGTATTCTGACATCAGCACTAGTAGTTGCAGCTATTGTCTTAGTTATCTTCTTCTGGAAGAGGAGACAAAAGAAAAAGGCAGCAGCACTTGAGTTTGTGAGTCTAAAAGAAACAATACTAGCAATGGACTGGAAAGACCTTGAAGACTTTGTAAACAAGTTGAAAGACAAGTTGAAAGGTGTAAATCCACACTTGGCTGGCTCAGTTCTCTTTTGGTTGGGTATTGGTGTTTCTTCTCATGACTTCTACTGGGAAGCAAATGAGTGGCAAGTAAATACCAAGAGACCAACACATGGTGTCTATCTAGGTCTTGGACTTGCAACTACTGGAACTACAATCATAGAACCAAGTGTAGTGAAGAATGCATTCTTCTACTTGGGTGAAGCACTGTGTCTGATAGGTTTCTGGACTTTATCACTCTTGCCGAGGGGAGTTTCAAGGTGGATCTCTCATTTCTTCTGGTGGTCTGGTACTGGTCTAATGATATGGAACTGGTATATACATGTCAAACCAGAACTCATCAATGATACCGAGAAAGCTAAAGTCTTCACTTAAACACCCTTCTTTTTCTTTGTGAGGAGTGGTAAAATGAATAAAGTATTACTTGGGTACATGTGGTATTTGGATAGTGATGATAGATGAAAGAGAAGCCATCATTCTTGGTTAGGAGAGCAGCGAAAGAGCACACATGCCTCTACTGTGGCAAGACAATACCGAAAGGTACAAAGTATTATGTAAAAACAGAGACACCAAAGGAATTGCGTAAGGCATTGGAACAGCGGACTGGTTGGTCTGTTTACACAATCAAAGCACGTACTCGTTTCTGGTATATTGACAAAGTCAATTGGCCATTCTGTAGTCTAGAGTGTTTAGCAATGTATTGCAATACAGAACGAGACAAGTTGCCTCAAGAAGTGCAAGAACGTATTCAGCAAAAGATAAAGTCTATTGTTGATAATGTGAGTGAGATTGTGAGTGTGATTGTAGCACTTGGAGGGAGTAAACCCTACGAACGGGATAAGTTTATAAGTCTCTTACAAGTAAAAGGAGGTGACGATTGGTATGGAAGAAGCGTATGGATTGCCCGTGAAGGAAGTACCTCCAGGCAAGGTGTTTGATATCAGATACTATCCAGCACGAGAATGGGTTCTCATCTACTTGGACAGAGAGACTTATGACTCAATTAGAAAAGCTTGTGAAGAACACAAGATTGATGTCAAGAAGGCTATCTATGGCAGTCTTATCCACATTAGAGAAGCACTCAAGTAGCCTGGAGGTTATAGTCTTTAAAAGAAAAGAGGTGAGTGTATGGAATTGAAAATAGATCCCAAGTTAGAGAGCATAATTCCACCACTACGTGAAGATGAACTGAAAGCACTGGAGACATCCTTGAAAGAGAAAGGACAGATAATGCCAATACTAGCAATGCCAGATGGAACAATCATAGATGGACATCACAGATACAAACTCTTGAAGAAACTAGGTCTAGAGCCTAGAGTACAAGTCATGGAAAATGTGAAGACAATAGATGAGGCATTGAAACTAGCCTTTGAAATCAATGTACAGAGACGACAACTAAGTCTACCCATGAAGTTAAAGTGGGCTTATGAAGTCGAGAAACAAATATTAGAAGCAGAAGCTAGACATAGACAAGGAAGACATGGAGAAATTCGTGACCAACTTGGTCACGAATTCAGTCGTACTCGAACTAAAATAGCTGAAAAATTAGGGGTAGGTGAGGGGACAGTATGGCGTGCATTCAAGATCTTGCAGGATGCTCCTGAAGAGTTCAAGAACCTCTGGCTTTCTGAACAAGTAACTACAAATGCTGCAGCAACAGCAACAGAAGCACTTGAGTCTATACCAGAAGAATACAAGGATAGGAAAGAAGCACTTATTGAGATGGTAGTTGAAGACCCAGACAGAATAACAGAGATCAAAAAGATAGTTGGTAACACTAATGCTGTTATAGCAATGATAGAAGGAGAAACAGATGAAGTCAGAGCAAAATTAGAGGAACGATACAAGCCACTGTACTTTACACCAGACTTAGATCCAAGAGAAGTCTTATGGTATGCTGAAGAGATCTCACAATCTTCACATAAGCTATCAAAAGGCATCAAGTTAGCCGAAGAAATTGGTGAAACATTCGAGGAAGCAGACGCATGGTTCGCTCACTATGGTGGAAGATGTATCAGGGAGGTCAAAGCTTGGGAGGGCGAGTGGGACAAGTTCCAGGAACAACTCGAAAAGAAAGGAAAGTTCTCAGTTGGGGAGAAAACAGAGTAACCATCCTCTCAACTCCTGAAGAAATTGAAGAATTCATTGACTTATATCCAGAGGCTAAAGACTACAATTGTCCAGATTGTGAAGAAGGAGATGTAGTGGTAGACACAATTCGCAATTTTGTCTATCACTTCTCAGTATATAAATGTCCATACTGTGAAAAAAGATTTCCTACAATAGAAGCATTCAAAGAACATGTAAAAATAGTACAAGAGGAGTACTTACTTGCTGACGAAGAAGCTAAGATCCCAGAACATCCCTTTGTAAAACCAGATGAGTATCAAGAAGTACTAATGGAACACACGTTCTCCAAAGCACTAGTCTATTATGCTGTTGTATGCCCAAGAGAAATAATACCTCTACCATCTTCTGTAGAGTATTCTGAAGAACACCCAAAAGTTCCAACAGCAGAAGAACGACAACGACATGATGAACTAATGGCTAAGTGGAGGGAAGAGATGATGAAGACTTATCACACTAGACAACCCAAGATTGACTTACTTCCTAATGGAGATTTACATGATCCTGGTGGCAACCGTTGGTGGTATTGGACAGTGCAAGTTTGGGTTGATGAACGCAATTGTTGGAGGCCACTGCCTAAAAAGTTCAGAGAAGATCCACCAGGCAAGGTGAGAGTTCTCTTTCTATTGGCTATTATTCCTGAGGAAGAAGAATGATTGTCCTCTACACCCTCCCTAACTGTCCAAAATGTCAAGTAGTCAAACTCTTCTTGAGACGAAAAGGAATAGACTTTGAAGAAAGAGATGCCAGAGACTATTCAACACTTCTACTAACTCAGCACATGCAAGAAGCACCAGTCATAGAGATCAACGGTCAGTTCTACACTTTCGAGACTTTGACAGAACTAGAGGACATCTTACGACAAGAAGGGTATAGTATATAAAACAGTGACAAGAAAGAGAGTGGACGGTGACATAGTGTTCAAGTGGTTCAAGAAGAGAGAACAGAAGAAGAAACGACAAAGATACTTTGAGGAAGGGATAGAACAGAGTAAGTACCCGGACTTTCTTAAGCAAATAGATGTTGCTATTATAGACTTGTTGAGAGATTATCCAGATGATGACACTCTACTCAGCAAACTTGGAGAAGAAGCATCAAGATGGTTTACTGATATGCCTCACTTGAACCTTACGTCGTTCAAAGCAGGTGTAGTATATGGAATGTTTCTTCTCTTGAGACATAGAAAGCAACGCAAACGAGAAAGTTATGTAGTATAGGAGGTGAAAAGAGTGAGTGAGAAAAAGCCTTCAGTAAGACCGGATAAGAGATTATGGTGGTTCGACACTCTCTTCTTGGCTACGGTTCTTATTCTTGGATACTTCGAAACACAAAGTCTCAATTTCCTAATGGCTGTACCACTGTACTTCTTTGGCTTCGTTGCATCGTTCCTTGGCATCATACCAATAGCTGGTCCTTTGATATACTTCTTTGGCATGAGAGCATTGTTCAATGCCTTGCTCAGTACTTTCAACCTCTCGATGCCAGTGACATCAGCAATAATTTTCTGGTACTTCTTCGGATTCACAGTGTTTTATAACTTCATTATTCTTCTGATCCTAATACTAGCAAAGACAGGACAATGAAGTATATAAAACACTCTCTTTTTCTCTTCCTTAGAGGTGAACGATGTGGGTAAGAAAAATCAGTTGTATGCAAAGTATGTTCGTCTAATGCAGTCAGCAGAGAAACCTAATGAGATATACTTAGTACTAGAGAAAGATGAACCAATGGAGAAGAAGTACATGAGACAGTTTGACAATATGTTCATGGGCAAGGATGTGATCATCACTATTACACCATTGATTAGAGAGAAGAAGCACAAGGCAGAACAGAAGGACGAAGAAGAAATACCAATATCGCCATTCTGGGATGTGGAAACATGAACAAAAGGACATATTACAAGGACAGAGGATATTGTTGTTATTGTCGCAAGTGGATACCAACAGAACAACTGAAGAAAGTCTACATCAAGAAGTTAGGTGTCTATGCACTCTACTGTCCAATACACTTAAAACAAGTAAGACTTAAGCCTAGGACAGTGAAGATGGGAGAAGTACCAACAAGGAGGTGAAAGTGTGAGTAGAGCAGAAGAAGAGAAGCGACTAAGAGAAATGTTAGCACGTAGAGCACAATCAGTACAATGTCCATACATCAATGAGTGCAAGCAAAAAGTCTTGAAAGAAGAGGCAGAAATGATGTGTAAAGACTTGGAGATCACTGAAGAAATAGTCTCTCTACATGTAGCTGGTAATCACGGTTGGCAAGTCTGTAAGATCTACAATGAGATCCGAAGAGAGAAGGAAGGAAAGTTACCGAGGGAATGGTAGTTGAACTTGGAGATAGTCTTTGAACTGTTACATTCTGTGGATGGAAATGCGGCAGAGCACATTACGTTGAAACTGTTGAAGTATTTCCGACCAACCAACCTTCATATTGAACAAGAGACCTGTGGATTGAAAGTACAATTAAAACATGCTGACCCAATTCCACCATTTTCTGTTATCAAACAGATAAAAAAGGAATTGGAAGGAATACTGTATTTCAAACACACTATCAGAGAAATAGACTTGGAAGAACATGAGAAGGATGTAATAGAGAAATGGTTCTTGGCAGAGGCAATAAGTTAAATAGGAAAGGAACAAACAGTTGTTTGGGACCTAAGATGAGGAGAAAGACTTTGTTTCTTCTGTTATTAGTATCTCTTCTAACTATTGGAATAACTACTGCAGTCTTGATGGCACATGTGAACATCTCAAATAAAGCTAAAGTCAAAGCAATAGGAATTAAAGTCTACTTTGATGAAGCATGCACACAAGAAGTGACTACACTTGACTGGGGTGATGTCTCTGACTCCAAGACATACACTGTATATGTAAAGAATGTCGGAAATGCACCAATTACTCTGACAATGACAACAGAAGATTGGAATCCGGCAAGTGTTGTCAAGTACATTTCTTTCACATGGGACTATGATGGAAGCACTATTTATCCTAAGACAGTTAAACCTGTTACATTTACGTTGCAAGTGACTAACCCGGACGGAATAGTGCAAGAAGAAATAAGTGATGTGAGTTGGACAATAGTTGTCACAGCCTCCCAAGTCTAAGACGTTTGCTTCTCTCTCTTTTTCTTTTGTTTGCAAGTAGTGTTTGTCTAGGCATAGGTTGGAAAATTGGTTCATTGGTTCAAGAAGGACTTCTGCCTACAGTAGACTTCTTTGACAGTGTTAGTCTCTTGATAGTTGGTTTTGTCCTCTACTGTTACCATGTCTATCTAATTATCAAGTGGCCAACAGAACATTAGTGAAATGTTTATATGAAATAACATTTGAGGTAATAGGATGGAGGACAGACATGGAACAAGTAAGAGATAAGATATTGTGTCAGATAGATGAAATAGAGAAGAACCTTTATGGCATGAGAGACATCATCAAGATCTTCTGTCTCTCTAAAGCATGTGACTTGACTATTCTCTTGTTGGGTATCCATGCAACAGCTAAGTCTTCACTTGCTAGGTTATGGTCAATAACCACTGGACTCAATTACCGTATAACCACCGCTTCGGAAGTTGATGAGTCACTTTTAGCCTATATTGATCCAGCCGTGTTCAGAGAGAGAAATATAGTACAGATGAGAAGAGGAGAACTAATGGAGAAGAATCATGTAATCATAGATGAATATTTCTTATGGCCCAATAGGTTCAGAGCTAAGTTACATCAGTTGTTGGAAGAGAAGACATATGCTGGACTAGAATCACTTGTCTATACCTGGACATTCCTCTCCAATCCCCTGTCAGAGTACTATTCTGGCCAGATAGAAGACATAAACATGGCAACAACAGACAGGATTGATCTCTTTGTCCCAGTTTACCAAGCTGCCATCGTTCCTAGTGAGACTATGATACGTAAATTCTCTAAATACGGAAGGAGAGAACGTCAACTTGATCAGATAACTACGTGGGATGATTACTTGAAAGCTAGAGAAGAGATAACCAGAGTTAATGTTCCTTCTAAGGTTATAATATGGTTGTCTCTGTTTGCACATGCACTTGCTGGTTGTAAACAAGTAAAAGAGAAATGGAATCTATCAAGAGCAAGAATGAAGAAGTTATGTGCCTCATGCAATGAAGTCAATCACCTCTGTGCGAAAGTATGCTTGTCAAAACCAAGGTTCTTGAGAGCAACTGTTATTCTTGCAAAAGGACTGGCATGGTTAAATGGACGAGACACAGTAACTCTTGAAGATGTACAAGAGGCTATCTATTATACACTTCCACACAGACTTGTGTGGATACAAGAAGAACTGTCTTATGAAGAGTCTCTGCAACGTGTGCCAGAACTCATCCAACAGTTCAATGATGACATGCTTGCATGGAAGAATAGAGGTATCTTCACTCAACTAGGAAAAGTAATTGAAGCTAGTAAGAAAATACCACCAGTCTATGAAGAGAAGGTAGGTCAAGACTTATTAGCTGATGTAGCAGAGATATTCCTTCTGAAACAATTTGTGTCAGAAACATTGGAAGCAATTAAACAGGATGTCTGTAACTTCTACAAACTAGAGGCCAAGAATCAGACATTCAAGACATTGAAAGAAGTAAGGCAATTCCTTGAGCAGTCTGGGTTGAATGCTTATGACAAGGAGATGTTGTTGTATGACATTGCTCCGTCTAATCTATCTTTGACACTTCCACTTGATCTCGATAGGTTAGTAACAGTGCTTGTTACCTTCCACAAACAAAACAAAGTCTCTATTGATCCTCAGAAGGTCTTGCTTCAAAGACTTGCAGAGAGTACAAGTTTTGATTCTGACCTTGTTAGACTACATGAGTACAATGGTTTGGTAAAGATTCTGTTCAATACAGAGAAGGACAAAGAACAGTTTGAACGTTTATGGGAGGGTCAAGATGTCTGAGTTTAAAGACCAAACAGAAACATATCCAGATGTGTATGGCTATACGATCAAAAGAGAACGGAAAGAACGTGTAGTTATCCAAGGAGTACACATGGAGATAAAGAAATACACAACAACACAAGGAACAAAAGGCATACGTATATCGTTACTAGAGAACACAGGAGAGTTCTTCATAAAGTTCAATGAGTATCTCAGTAGTATCGAGAACCATAGACCAGAGGAAGAGAGAGCGTTAAACATGTGGTCATTCACTACTTTCTGTTCCGCTGATCCAGGTCTACAAGTGATGGATGAGACTGGTTTCTATGTCTATCAGAACCATATTGTCTTCAATGAAGAGAAGAATGCAGCATCACCTCAAGAAAGACTAATCAGATTTGTTGAATACTACAAGAAGAGGTTTGGCCTGAAGACACGACTGAAGGAGGATGAGTTTGAGGACTTGGAGATGTTGGAGGTAGGACATCTTGAAGGAGTTGATCACACCAAAGAATGAGAAGAGCGTAAGAGAACGTATCCAAGAACTTCTTGTGAGAGCATGGTCAATAGCTAAACCAATGTTTGCACGCATGCAACTACACTTCAAAGTTTATCCAATAGAATCATACTTCTCTACTGCTGGTCACATATTCTGGGTTACTCCTGTCTGGAGAGGAGAAGCATTTACACTCTCTATTCTCTTACATGAAGGTCTTCACTGGGCATTGTATCCAGTAGATGTGTTTAGAAACATAAAAGACATCTATGAAGCAAGAAGACTGCTAGCAGAGGAGCTACACTATCAACCTAAGATCATTCATAAAGACTTGTGGAGAATAGAAGAAGATTGGTCAGACTTTGAATACTCCTTTGAAGAGTTCCAACTTGTCTGTAATATTCTTGGAGACTACATTGTAAACCTCTGGATACATGATCACTATCCAACAGTGTGGAAAGACTTGTGGGATTTCTTGTACAAAGAAGGAACATTCTATGAGAAGGAGAAAGCATTGAAACGTGATACTTCTTTTCTGTTGTACTTGGCTGCTTATCCAGAACTGATAAGAGGTCTCCCTTCAGTTGAGCTCCAAGAGTCTTCAACGAAAGCACTTGTACCACATATCGTCAGGATTGTCCGTCTAGTAAGAGAAGGACGAATATCTACACCATATGCCCTGAAAGAGTTAGTAAAGATATTCCACAATAAGATACAACAAGACTTGAAAGAACAACAACAGAAAGGCAAACAAGGAGAAGAAGAGATGAAATGTCCTCAGTGTCATTCAGACAAAGGATGGGAAATAGTAGCTTACTATGATGAGAAGAAGAAATCATGGGTGAGTGTCTAATGGGAGGGAAATACTTGGAGAAGATAGTCCTCAAATGCCCTCATTGTGGGCATCCTCTCAAAGTGAAGTATGTCAAAGATCCATTTGAGATAATCTACACATGTGAACACTGCAAAGGAGATTGGGAATGGACAGACTGGACTGAATACTTTGCTAGCCTAGAAAAGAAGTTCAATCCATCTAAGAAAGGAAGTGTCTTACATGAAAGTAAAGGTAAAGTGTAAGAACTGTGGATACACCTTTGAAGTAGACTTGAAACTTTCACCTCTTGGTCCTTTGAATCCAATACAGAAGAGAGAGTTAGGACCTAAGATCAAGATTGATAAAGCATCACTTGACAAGATCTTGGACATAGCAAAGGGTGCTTCTTATGATGAACTAGAAAAGATGGGTCTAGATATTCCTATTCCAGAATGGGAAGATGCACTGCAACGAGCAACAGTTAGACGCTTCTTGTTGGATAACTTGAAAGTAGCTAAGACCAAGAAACGGAGAATGGGAGAGAAGTTTGTTACAGGCACTGAACCTTTCAGAATGGGAGATAGTTTCAAAGACATAAGTCTGCCAGCAAGTGAAGTAGCTAGCCTTGGTGTGGAAGATATTCGCCTTGTACCAGGTGTGACTCTCCAGAAGAAAGTCTTTGGGAGAACGAAAGGATATGATGTCGAAGAACTGAAAGGAACTAAGTTGTTGGTTATCTTGGATGGTAGTGGGAGTATGCTTGTTGGTCAAGAAGCAGATATGTCTGGAAAAGTAGGGAAAGCACTCATGATAGCTAAAGAACTCTATGACTTGTCACAAAAGTTTGGATTTGAATATGATCTTGTTGTCTTCTCAGACTTAGCTATGCGAATACCAAGAGAAGACTTGAAAACATTCTTCAAAGATATTTCTTACAGAAACAACATGAGAATTTGGAATGGTGGTACACGTTTACGTAGAGGTCTTGAGAAGTTCACTGAGGCAGAGTACAAAGATGCTAATGTCATTATCTTGTCAGACATGGAACTAGGTGACATATCAGAGACAAAGGATAAGATCATAGAAATAACTAAACTAACAAATAGCTTCAAGATAGTTCTAATTGAACATAGTGACTATGACTTGAAACTGAGAGAAGACGCTACACGACAACTCTTTCCACCAGATGTAAACTTACAAGTATTAGCTATTCCAGTTAGAAGATAAAAATAGGTGAGTGAAGAAAAGAGAGTTGGTAACTATGGCTAGATTCAAAATGAAGAATGACTTCTATGAAGTAACAATCAAGAGTGCAAATATCAACAAGATAGAAATAGAGATTGTGTTCTCGGAGAAGGAAATACCAGAACAAGAGATTCGAAATCTTGAACAATCACTACGACTCATCCTAGAAGCTTGTGGAAGGTTTACACCAAACCCTTCTAAAAGATGATCTGGATGTACACCTTCCAGAGATTTACTCCACGAATGAAGAAACAAGTTCTTCACTTCTTCGAGTCATTAAGTCTAGACACAAGAAAGAAGGCTAGTGTATCTGGAGTAGATGCCAACACATTGTACTTCAACTTCCGTCAGAACTGGAGAGAGAAGGTTGCTGTTGTGTTGTTGAAGGACACTGAAGTAATAGCTGTTGGAGAACTAAGTCCTTGTGCAGATGGTTATGAAATGCAGTCTGTATTCGTTAGAGATGATTTGCAACACAAAGGCATTGGTACAAAGTTAGTCAAATACCTCTTTGCTCTTTCTCTTTTGAATGGCAAGAGAATTATCTATGCAAGTGTCTTGAAAGACAATTACATTGCTTTAGACTTCTACAAGAAACTAGGCTTTAGGATAATAGGAAGAAATGAAATTGTTTATAAACTAGTTAAGAGACTTGACATGAGGGTGTATTCATGAGCAGGATATGGGATTGGATTGGTCGTAAAGTGTTGTCGAAAGGAGAGGTACCTCCAGGTATGGATTTCTGTGATGCTTGTGGTAAGATCTATCCCAAAGAGGACATGCACCATGTACTGATTCCTGGTGAAGGAGAAGTTATTCTCTGTGAAGAGTGTATTGAGATACCACCTTCTTGGTTGAAGTTTCCATACAGGGCTAAGAGGGTGAAGAATGAAACCCAATAATTACTACATAGATGGTTCAAGTGCTGGTCTCTATGGTTACTATGAGACTCAGACGGGAAAAGCAGTCATAATTGAAGATGACATGGAACTCACTAACAACCAAGCAGAATGGCTTGCACTCTATACCCTTGTTCTTGACTTGCCTGATGATTGGGAGGGCACAGTGTATTCTGATTCAGAACTAGTAGTCAATCAGTTCAATGGTGAGTATGCTATTAGAGATCCAGAACTACGGAGAATAGCTAGACTAGTAAGAACTGTCTGTGAGAGTAAACACTTGAGACTTAGACTCATCTGGATACCAAGAGAAGCAAATGAAGCAGGAAAAGAAATAGAGAGAAGATTGGCAAGAAGAAGAGTTGCACGATGGTTGGCAGAACAGGAAGGATTGTGTGGAGATGAAATCCCTCAGACATAATGGAGTATACATTCCAACCTACTCACCAATAGGTCTGAGGATAAAGTTCAAAGGAAGAACAATAGACTTAAGTGACGAAGCAGAGAACATGGCTGTTCAATTTGTCAAGAAGTTTGGTACTCCATATGTGGAAGACAAAGTCTTTGTGACTAATTTCTTGACAGACTTCTCAAAGGCAATTGATGTAGACAAGGAAGAAGGATGTCTTGAACTTAAGAACTATGACTTCTCTGAGATACAACATTATCTAGAGGAAGTGAAGAAAAGGACAGAAGCAATGACCAAAGAAGAGAAGAAGTTGGCCTCTCATTTGAAGAAACTTGTCCGAGAAAGACTGAAGGAACAATACGGTTACGCCTATGTGGATGGTGTGAAGACACCACTCATGAACTGGGCAGTAGAACCAGCTAGTATCTTCATGAGCAAAGGAAACAATCCTCTAAGAGGAAGATGGAAGAGAGCAGTTAAGAAAGAAGAGATCGTGCTCAATAGTTCTGAACCAATGCCTGGATGGAAGACGGTGTGGGAACCAGAACAGATGTGGATAGCCAAGTGGCCAGAAGTCTTTGATCCTACAAGATACAAGTATGTGTGGTTACATCCATCTTCCTCTCTTCGACAAGAAAGGGAACAAGCTAAGTTTGACAAGGCATTGGAACTGGAACACAAGATCAACTTAGTCAAGGAATTCATCGAGAAAGAACTTTCCAGCAAGGATGAGACAAGAAGGAAGTTAGCAACTGTATGTTGGTTGATGATGCATCTTGGGATACGAGTAGGAGATGAGAAGATCGCTGGAGAACGTGGGACGGTAGGATGTACTACACTGAAACCAAGCAATGTTATCTTGGAAGATGGCAACAAGGTTGTCCTAGACTTCATCGGAAAAGACTTTGTTCACTGGCACAGAGAAATAGTAGTTCCTCAACAAGTGTATGAGAACTTAAAAGAGTTCAGGGAATCTGCTGGAACAGACTTTATTTTCAAAGGACTCAACTCAGCTAAAGTTTCAAGATTCCTCAAGGAAGTTGTACCTGGATTGAGTGCTAAAGTCTTCAGGACATATCTAGCTGGTACTCTCTGGGACAGACATGCCAATGAGAATGCAAAGTATGTGTTTGATGATACACCAGAACATGTAAGGAAGTACTTGTTCAAGAAGACAAATCTTGAAGTGGCAAAAGCACTCAACCACAAGAAGGCACTGCCAAAGAACTTCAGTGAGAGACTAGCAAAGAAAGAAGAACGTTTGAAGAAGGAATATGAGAAATTACTGTTGATACCACAAGACAAAACAGAGAAGTGGAGGAAACAGAGGATGAAAGTAGAAAAACTAGCTGCAGAACTAGAACTCATGAAAGAGACAGCCGAATGGAATTTGAACACATCTCTTACATCTTACATTGATCCTAGGAGAGTTCTTAAATTCTTAAAGAGGATAGAACTACCAGTTGAAGATGTATACTCAAAAGCTTTGAGGGAGAAGTTCTCATGGGCTATTACTTAGAGATTCTCTCTGGTGAAGAACGTTCATCGGTAACGTTAAGCCATCATGCCTCTGTATCTACTGAAGGAAAGAAATCCTTGAAGAAATATAGTGACAAAGTCTTAGTCTTTCTCTATTTGGATGATCAGCTCGTCTGGGCAAACGATGAAAGGAAAGTATGGTTTGAAATAGCCAACAAGTCTCTGCAAGTTAACTCAGAATATATAGGACAACCTAATGCTTATCGTGCTTATTTAAGAATAGACCTCAAGGCAAAAGCAGATGTCACATTCAATGTAATTGAAATAAACCTCAAAGAAGAAGATGTCCTGTATACCAGGAGACTACAAATGCCAGCATGCCTTACTCTTCGCACCAATGAGAGAATTATAGTAGAAATAGTAGATAAGGGTGATGAACCTGGAAAGTATTTCATTCCCAAAGCAGAAAGGACAAGCTAAAGAAGCACTCATAGAATTAATGAGAGAAATATGTAGAAAGTGCAAACACATTGACACTGACATCAATGATCCCTGTTGTACTGAGTGTAAGTTTAGAAAATATGAACAGTTGATCTATTCTTTCTTGGAGTGAATAAGTGCAGCTGTTTGGTCCCATGGTAATATTTTTATAATTAAAAAAGACAATGGAAAAAGTGTGACCTCAATGAAATTGGCAATGGTTGAACCAACTTATCTAAGTGCTAAAGTACCGAACAACAAATGGATGGAAGATATGACAGATGAAGAGAGACAAGTGAATCTGCCAGTAGCATATCAACAATGGTTCAATTTATATTCCTTACTTACACAAGGAGCAACTGTCTACTTGGTACCACCAAAGCCACAGTATCAGGACCAATGTTATGATGGTGTGACAGAGGTCTATACTAGAAGTGGTTGGAAGAAGTTTAAGGATGTCACTCTTGAAGATGAAATTTTAAGTCTAAACCCAAAGACATTGGAAATGGAATATGTTAGACCTATCAGAAAACAGGAATATCCTTATTCCGGCAAAATGTTTCATTTCATTGGCAAAGAAGTTGATTTAAGAGTTACAGAAGATCACAACATACTCTACCTTCACAGGGTTAAAGGACATCCAGATAAATACATCATTAGATTTGCAAAACCCTCAACATTACCAAAGAACTTAGGGTTTCCATCTAAAGGAGGCAACTTTACATTCTCAACCACTCCCAGTGAAATTGTTTTTGAGGAATATAGAGGAGAAAATGGACGAACATATCCAAAGAGAGTATTTAAAGCTGAAGACTGGTTCAGTTTTGTAGGATGGTATCTTTCAGAAGGATCTTCGGGTCAACATAACAAACATTACCATGTTTGCATATCACAAACAATCTATGCAGAAGAAATCAAACAATTACTAGAACGAATGGATCTGCCATACTACTTTGATGGTAGAGATTTCGAAATTGCCGACAAAAGACTCTATGAATTCTTTAAACAATTTGGTAAAGCTGAAGAAAAATTTATTCCAAGAGAAATGCAGGATTCGATTTATCTTCCATATCTAATTGATAGTCTTTTGAAGGGAGATGGGAACAAAAGCAGAACAGAATATTATACTAAAAGCAAACGCTTGGCCGATGACGTTCAAGCTGCTCTAATTAAATTAGGTTTCAGAGCAAACATCAGAAGAAATAAAGATGGAAGTTATGTGGTACATTTTTCCAAGAAGAATTCTTGGTGTCGAAACGTGATAGTTGAGGAAGTCCAAAATGAGATGGTCTATGATGTAACTCTGCCCAAGAATCATATAATGCTAGTTAGAAGAAATGGTAAAGCAGTCTGGAGTGGAAACTGTTATGTTGTAAATGCAGGGATAGTTCTTCCACATCTACAGTTGTATCAAAATAGAAATGTCTGTGTACTTAGCAAGTTCAAAGCTGAAGCTAGACCTGGAGAAGAATTAGAACTCAAGAAATTAGTTGAAGAACTAGGTTATGAAACATATCAATGTCCATACTACTTTGAAGGTGAAGCTGAATGTTATGATGAGGAAACTGAAATTTTAACAGAGAAAGGTTGGAAATTCTTTAAGGATTTGGATGCAACAGACCTAGTGATGACTTATGATCCCATTTCCAAGACTTTATATTTCCAGAAACCAATTGCTTACCAAAAATACTTTTTCGATGGTGAGTTAATTCGGTTGAAAAATAGATATATTGATGCTCTTGTTACTCCAGACCACAATGTATTTTTGAAGACTACAACAGGTAACCTTATGTTTGCAAAGGCATCTGTTCTACCAAAGAACTTTTATCTTATCATAACAGGTGTTTGGAAACCTCACAGAGAAGTTCGTGAAATAATTCCTGAATTTCTTAGAGATAAAATTTCTATAGAGACTTGGCTTAAGTTTTTAGGATGGTATCTTTCTGAAGGATATGTTAATTTCAACGAAGAAGCAGGCAACTATCAAATTTGGATCTGTCAAAATAGGAAAGCCCATCCAGAAAAATATCAAGAAATAGAAGAACTTCTAAAGAACATGGGCTTTTCTGTTTCTCATGGAGAGAATGGTTTAATTGTTTACTCGAAAGAGTTAGCCCAGTACCTTAAACAGTTTGGTCAAGCTAATTCAAAGTTTATTCCTCAAGAAATCAAGCAACTTGATCCTTCTCTTCTAAGAATTCTGATCGATGCAATGATGAAAGGAGATGGACATAATAGTAAGAAGTCAAAATATTATTCTACTTCATCAAAACAATTAGCCGATGATTTCCAAGAAATCTGTTTGAAATGTGGGATCCCAGCATTTATAGGCTTTCAGTACAAAACTCTTAATGGGAAGACATTCTTAACTTACAGAGTTTATATCAGAAAAGCTAAACAAGAAACTGTTTTTCACCAGTTTATTCCTGAAAAAGTCAGATATAAAGGATTTGTATACGATGTAACTGTTCCTGAAAATCATATTCTTTTAGTCAGAAGACATGGAAAGCCCTTCCTTAGTGGAAACTGTAAATGGCTTAATGAAAATGTCTACATTGGTGGGTATGGCATAAGGACTTCCAAGAGAGCCCATGCATGGTTGGAAGAACAGTTTGGGTGTAAGATAATTCCAGTTGAGACAGATGAGTGGTTGTATCACTTAGACTGCTTAGTATTTCCTATCAGCAATGACTACTGTATTATTTGTGAAGATATACCTCAAGACACTAAGGATCAGATAAAGAAGTATACAAATGTCATTGAAGTACCATACGACAACTGTCTTGAAGGAATAACTAACAGTTTTAGACTTAATAGTTATGTCTTGAACGCTGATGTCTCAAAGAGTGTAACTGGAATGCAAGCACTGAAACAAATCAAGTCTGAACAACAGAAACTTACAGAGATATGTGCAGATTTGGGTTTGACACCAGTATTCATTGACTTGTCAGAGTTCCTCAAGTCAGGAGCACTCCTCTCTTGCATGATACTTCATTTAACATGGGAGGAGTGTTGGTTAGGTTGATGCATCTAAAAGACTGGTTGGCATCAGAAGAAGTCCAACGAATAAGGAGAATGAGTTGGAAAGATATTCTTGAGAAAGAGTTCAATAGAAATCCAATTAGACCTATCAAGTATTCTCCCACTGCCTTTTATGCTCCAAATGATGGTGTAGTGCTACACACGAAAGTGGTTAAGTCGGATGAAGAATACATCAATGTGAAAGGAAGGAAACTTACAGTACAAGACCTTCTTCAAGACAAGAAGTACAACGAAGAAAGTCTTGTGATTGGTATCTTCTTGACTGTATATGACATGCACTATTCAAGAATGCCAACAGATGCTATCATCAGATGCACATGGAAAGAAGTAGAAGGTATCTCTTCAGGAATGTTCAATCTAGAGAGACTAATTATTGGAAAAGGAACTATTGATGTCAATCTTGAAGACTATTTGTTTAGCAATGAAAGATGGGTCTTTGAATGTGCTAACTTGAGACATGACTTCAAGTACTACATAGTACAAGTGGCAGATGTGGATGTAAACATCATATTGCCCTATATCAAAGACAAATGGACATTCAAGAGACAAGGAGAGACATTCAGTTTTGTGACTTATGGTAGTCATACAGAGATTATAATTCCTATTAAGTATGCTCCTAAACTCTTAATACCACAAGACGATATCTACCATGTAAGTACATCGGATGTACTGGTAGAGTTCGGAGGGAAGGAAGGTGCACAAGCACAAAGTGTCAGAAACAAAGACAAGAAGTCTTCTAAAAGCTGTAACAGCTAGAGTATTGGAAGTTTTTGTAGATACACTGTTGCTAGGAACTATCTATTCATTCTTTGGCATTCATTCTCCTTACGAACTAGCTTTAGGTCTTTCTCTGTTGATAGAGTTCTTATGTGCTGTTGCAACATATATTAATGAGAGATTGTGGAATAAAATACAATGGGGCAGAGAAGTAGAGGATGTCTATGAAGACAGAACCAAAGACTCTTGAGATGTCTTGCTACTATCAGAAGCATCATAAAGTCTTGCATTGTCCTTACTGTGGTTACAAGATGGAGTTCATAGTCTTCTATTCTTATGATAGCTCTTTGAAATTTTGGCACTGTCCAGAATGTGATTTGTACATTAATGATAGAACAGACTTTGATGAACACAGTCTTATAGATGCACGTAAGTATCATAGGAGACAGCTGAAAAGTGCAGTGGAACGTTTAGAACGAGAACTAGCAGAGAAGAAAAGACAGTATTCTCTGTATGGTAAGTACATGACACCGAAACAGAAGGTGAAGCTACTTGCGGAAGAACTCGAACGTTAACATTATTTCTATTCGTATTTCTTCAATGCTTATTCTTTCTCGGTGGTTTGAAGAAATGGAAACATTTAGAAGAGGAGTTGGCAGTACTTGAACTAGCAAGGAAGTTGGAGAAATGAGAAAAGTAAAAGTACAGACTGAAGAGGTCAGCTATCCTTGCCCACGATGTGGCAACTTTGAGAAACCGTATATGTATTCGAAAGATGGCTATGCTTACATGCTCTGTTCTAAATGCCATACTCAGTACAAGACATCTACAGCAGTCAGTGCCAATTTCCGAAAGTTCTGTTCGAAAGTAGGGAGTAAGCCTAATCGTAGTCCCACATACTACACATCATCTGAAGAGAAAGTACGGAGATTCTTGCTACGAAGAGGATTGTTAGAAGGACTAGACTTCTTCCACAATGCTCGTATTGGTCCATTTGTGAATGGGAGCAAGAGAAAAGTCTACTATTGGATAGATTTTGTTGTACCTTCTAAAAGATTACTTATTGAATGTAGTCCAAGCATTTGGCACAAGATGTGGAATCGTGAAGAAGCGGACAAACGTAAGAATCAATTAGTGGAACAGCTTGGTTGGACAATAATTCATCTTGATGAGAAAGAACTTAATCAACTAAACAAGAAGAGGAAGAAATCAAAGTATCCGAAGACTGACAATGTGAAGAAACTCTATCAATTGTTTGGCTGTACAGAAGAGTATGAAGTAACAGATGAAAGAAATCGAGAAAAAGGTCAATAACTTATAACAGAAGTGAGAACTATGCTGGCACTAACTATTGGCTATCTAGGAATGGGTGCAGTACTCTTTGGTCTTTACTTAAGTAGAGAACATTACAAGCTATCACAAGTATCTTCCTTCATAGGAGGTGCCTCTTTAACAACAAGTGCCACACTTACAGGCTCAGTTGGAAATCCATTTCAAGTTCTAAATATTATCTACTCTTTGATAGCTGTCTACAATCTCGTCAAATTAAGAGGGAAGAAACATGCTAGAAAGAAAATGCCCTGATTGTGGTTCCACAGATGTTAAAGTCTTAACACTTCCACTCAACGAGGAAGAAGAGTTCATCTACTGTAACACATGCAAGAAGGTAAACGTGGTCACAAAGGTGAAGATAAAGTGAACAAACTTGGAAAACCAAAGAAATGTCCCTTCTGTAATCCCAGTTATGCCTTTAGAACATTTGGTGGATTGGTCAGACATGTTCAGTTCAATCACTTGTATGACGTTAGAAAGAAATGGTGCTTAGTACCTATAGATGCCAAGTATCTTGGTATAGAGACACCATCTGGCATTAGATATATTGACATCAAAGGATGGGATGAAGTGGAAGAGTTTCTTGAAGACTATGTGCAAGACTTCAACAATCCAAGTAGACTCTCTTCGAGGTTATGGAAATATGTCAAATGAAGACTGGGAGAAAGAGTGGAGAGAACAAGAGAAGTTAGGAGAGAAGTATGCTGACCTATTGTATGAACTCAACAAAGCCTTTAGACAAGAACTAAGGAAGTTAGCGAAAGGTAGAAAGAATGTTGTACCAACCAAGTATGTTCTACCAAAGAACTATCTTGTAAGACTAATGGAAGAACCGATGTTCAGAAGAGCATGTCAGCACAAAGTGGCATGGATATATGTTAAGAGAGAAGATCAGACAGAAGGGTATTGGCACAAGGTACAACTTTATCCGAATATCGGTGGAGTACCAGTAGAGGCAGGGAAAGAACTAAGAGTTGAAATCACTAAAATGCCACAACGGAGGAGATTGAAATGCAAGAAATAGATTTGGACACAATACTCAGGCCAAGAAGACTAAGTTCTGGAGCAGTGTATGAACTCTTGAAGAAGCAAGAAATTCACGTCTACTTAGCTGGTCCAATCTCTTTTGCTGAAGACTTGCAAGACTATCGTAGACAGCTACGAGAGGGACTCTTGAAGATAAGTCCAAAGTTTAAGATACATGACCCCTGGGAAAGGGAACAAGCATTGGGACCCATCAATTCAAACCATCTGAGTTATGAGGAGAAGAAAGCAGTTGCTGAAGAGGTAATCACAGCAGACTTGAAAGATATTGCTTCTTGTGACATGTTGTTAGCTTACATATTTAGAATAGGAGTTGGCTCGTCTATGGAGATCTTCTTTGCTTCACGTGTTCTTGGGAAACCAGTCATAGTTGTCTACAGCCCAGAAGATGAGACAGAGGCTAATGTGCCTCTCTGGTTGATTGGACATGCTAATCTAATATTCCGTTCAAAGAAAGGTTTGTACTCATGGTTAAGAAAAGCATTGGAGGATGTAGAAAATGGAAACAGAACCTGAAGAACCAGATGGCGAACCCCTTCAATTCGTTGAGAAAGTGGAAAGAAGAGTAGATGACATTGTAGAATATGAACTTCTAAAACACAACACTATCGTATTACATGGTGAATTGACAGAAGAACTTTGCAATAGAGTGAGCAAACAGTTACTCTTCTTGGCACTGAAAGGGACTAAAAAGATTAACATTATTCTCAACTCTGTTGGTGGAGAAGTCTATCATGGTCTTCTTGTGTTCAACACACTAGAGGATCTGAAACAACGTGGTATACAGGTAACGATAGAAGCAAGAGGACTTTGTGCTAGTATGGGAGTTCTTATTCTCATGGGTGCTACAAAGCGAGTAGCTGCAAAGTACACTCGTTTTCTGTTACATGAGACATCCTCATTCACTTATGGGAAAGTCTCTGAGATGAAGGAAGGAGTACAAGAACTTGAACGTCTAAATGCTATGTTGGATGAGATAATCATAGAACGTACGAAGATAAGTAAGAAAGTGTTGGAAGAAAAGACACGCAAAAGAGAATGGTGGCTGAGTGCAGAAGAAGCACTGAAGTATGGCATTATCCATGAGATAAAGTAAAAAGTTTATATTGTCCTACATTAATGAAAGAAAAGGAGGTTGTGTATGGAAATAAGATCTGGTGTTGTACTGGATGCGAAAGAATCTGAGATTCCTGTGATTGTTCTGGAAAAGAAGAAAGGAACAGACTATGGAGAAATCTGTTTCATGGGCGACTGGCACTTAGGTTGTCAACCAGCTAATTCCTTAGTAGGTCTGGGTACAAGAATACAAGATGTGAGAGTTGGTGACTATGTAGGACAAGGACAAGTTCTAAAGACTTACAAGAGAGAGCCAAAGGAAGGAGAAAAACTTTATACATTGTTCATTACTGGGCTTCTTCCACTTAAGTTCACTGGGAATCATCCACTTCTAATAGCAAGAGGGAGAGGAAAGGCAAAACATGGAGGAGTCTACATTAAGCCTGAGATAGAGAATTTTGCATTTGTCAGAACTGAAGATGCCAAAGTTGGTGACTGGGTTCTTCTTCCCAAGCTCCCTGAAGAACAGATGAAGATCTACCTACGACCTCAAAGGACTTGGCACAACCATACAGAGCTTACAGTTGACGAAGAAATAGCTAGATTCCTTGGATTTTATGTTGCTGATGGATATGTACATCGAAGCAGCATAGTTCTTTGTTTCAATCCTAAGAAGGATGGTAAGTTAATCAACAAATATAGAACAATTATAGAGAAAAGATTTGGACGGAAATGTACACTTGACAAGAGAGGACAACTAAGTTTCTCTTTTAAAGCATTGGCTGAATATCTCAAGAATCTAGGCAAGGTGAGGACAAAACGTGTTCCTCTGGAGATCCTTTATTCTCCTCGGCACATTGTTGAAACATTCTTAGAAGGATACATTGACGGGGATGGTTGGAAAGTTAGAAATGAATACAGAGCCACAACTGTTTCTGAAGTGCTAGCATATCAACTAAGTCTTCTTTCACCTAAAATTGAAAAGCTAATCACTATCCAGGCCTATGAACCTAAGAGACATATATGGCCTAATGGCAAAATGTATCGTGAACACAAATGTTATCACATTTCTATCCCAATTGAGAGAAAGAAACAACGATACGGAGTCCTGAAAGAAGGACTAACATTACGTATCGAAGATATCTTCGTGGAACCGCTGAGAGAGCCTGTGTATAACTTAACTACAACTTCCAATACGTACTATGCTCCAATTATAGTTCACAATTCAGGTAATTTCTCTCTTGGACAATACATAGAGTACTTAGCTTATCTACTAGAACATCCTGAAATAAAAGTAGTTCTGATGGGAGACTTGATAGAAATGGGTGCATTGAGTCCTTATGGTGCTTCAGAAGAGAAAGTAGGCTCAATGCAGTTACTTGATGTTATCAGATTGTTAGAACCAATCAAAGACAGAATAATAGTCATGTTAGAAGGAAACCATGAAGAGCGTTTCTGGAGAGCAACAAAAGGGACAGATACAGTAACCAAGTCTGTTGCAGATGCTCTGAAAATACACCCTCTCTTACCAGGTCCAGAGAGAGGACAACTCTTCATGGTCAAAGTAGGAGAACAAGTATATTCTGTTTATGCTATTCATGGATCAACTGGTGCAACTATTTACAAGGCAACACAATTAAGCAAAGTCTTTGCTAATATCCACACATCTCTAGCTGTACACGGACACAATCATCAGATATTCAAAGATCACAGAACATACTATGGAGTACGAGAGATAAAAGGAAAGTACTATCTAACAGTGCATGAACAGTATTGGTTGACAACTGGATGCTTTGTGAAGAACTTAGGGTATGCAGAGAAAGGAGCAATGCCAGTGACGAAGATAGGAGCACCATTTGTCAGATTCTATGCAAATCGTGAAGCTATTGAGATTATTGATGATCCAAGAATAACCTATGGAATAGGAACTGGGTCAAAGAAGATAGACTTGAAGAAGATAGGTTTGAAAGGGTTAGACTTGGAAAAGTACGAAGAACTGAGAGGATTTGGTGGCACACAAGTCTTGAAGAAAGGACGATGGGTGGAAACTGAGATATGTCCTTCTGTAGAATTGGATACGAAAGAGGAAGCTTAGTTATTGGCAGATATGACAAAGAAGGTTACGTCAAGATACCAGTACAGTACAGGAAATACTTTATCAATAAAAGAGTCAAACTACTATTTGATCCAGAGAAGAATTTGTTGGCATTGAAACCAAGTGATGATCCAAATGACTTTCCGACAAGTTATTGGCGTGTATGGTGTTCTGCATTCATAAGAAGTTATGACATACCTGCTCAAAAAGTCCCAGTTGTTTGGGATGAGAAGAACAAGTATTTGATAGCAAGGATTAAGAGGCAGTAGTTGTGGACTTGGCACTTGTTCTTAGTCTAATAGACACTGTTATCATTGGAGGTTTTGCTATCTATAGGACTTATGTCAACTACAAGTCATGGAAACTGCAAGAGAAGATGTTAGAGGAATCGAGACAGTATTGGAATAGTTGGAAGGAACGAAGCAAGGATGTAGCAAGGAAAGTACTTGAAGAAATATCAACTGAAGACTTGATAGCAGAACTAGAACGAAGAGAAAAAGAGAAAAAGGTTGTTTGTCAGAAAAGACACAGGAGGAAAAACTTGTGACAAGAGAACGGAAAGCACGTAAAAGACCATTCTGTCCTCTCTGTAACTCAGAGATGAAAAGGAAGGGCAAGAAAGGAAAGAATGAATACTATAAATGTCCAAAGTGTGGGTGCAAACAGTTTCAAGATGGTTCTTACAGACAGAAACCAAATCCGGATACCTTGGACATAATGAACAGAGCAATACGAGAACAGAGGAAAGAACAGTCATTGAAAAGGCTTATAAAGAGATTGAAGAAACAGAAGTATTTGCCTTACAAGACTTTCATCTGGGAAGGACGTGTGATTAATTTGGATGAGTATGATAGAGATGGAAACCTAATACCAAAGAAAGAGGAAAGGAAAGAGGAAACACTGCTTGAGGGTCAATGATGTGTAAGAATTGTGCATTTGCAGATGTAGACAGACCAAGTGAGAAAGAACAATGTAAAGTATGCATACGTAATCCTAAGAATCTCTCTCATAGATTTAAACCAACTACATTCAATGGTGAACAGATAGACAAGCCAATTGACATGTATGTCTCAAAAGAGTTCTGGAGTCTACTCATTAAAATAATAGAGAAAATGCAGAAAAGCAAGCCAGTGTATCCTCCACATCCTTGGATAACATACTATCCTTCACCTTGGTCTAATACAACAAGTTCTACTAATTACTACATTAGTGTCCCTACATCTGTGCCTCTTGAAAACAGGAAGGGAAGGAAGAGAACATGAAATTGAATAAGTCTCCATTCACTGAACGTTTCTTGAAGAAAGCATATGAAGAATACAGAGAGCCAGGACTGTTCTGGGCATCACTTACACTCTTGTCTTCTTGTTTTGTAGTTACTAGACACAAATGGTTGTTGATGAAATTTGGATCTTCTGGTGTTGGTAAGACAATAAGTGATAAAGTAGCAATAGAGACATTTGGAAGTAGCCTTCATCCTCTAGTGATCTCTGGTAGACTTACACCTGCAGGAATGGCAAAAGTAATGAAGAAAGCAGAGAATGACAAAACAGCAAAAGAACATCTAGAGAAGTTCAGAAGGGCTAAACTGATATTCGTTGAAGACTTATCCCGTTGTACTACTCACTACTTGAAACTGACATCTCTTCAGTTCTTAGCTGGTCTAACAAAGACAACTCTCTTAGATGACTTGACTTCTGAAGGAGGGACTTTTGGAGGTAATCTGGGAGATGAACCAAAGAAGAGCATGGTAGCTGGAACACCATCTGACTGGGAAGAAATTTCTAGTACTTCTTTGTACAATGAGTTTATTGACAGACGTTCATTAACTGCTATAGCACTTATGTCTCCAAAAGAATGGGCTGTACGTGAACAATTAGCAAAACAGACAACAGAGACAAAGGAAGATTGGCAAATAGTTCTACACTGGAAAGATATGATCTACAGTACAGACATACCGACTTACTATGGTCCTATGTTGGAACCTGTTTTTGGTCCACACAGGGACTCACTGTATGAGAAACTAGCAGCATTCAAACACTTTCCTGAGAACGTACTGTACATGGTTGACTCATTGGCAGAAGGACATGCTAGACTTAATGGAAGAAACCAAGTAGGACCAGAAGACTATGAAGCAATAGAGAAACTGTTCTCAAGATTCCTGTTGTTGGCTGACATGAAGAAGAAAGAACTCTACATCGTAGAAGAATTGTGTAAGTCTCATGGAATGTTGACATTAGAAGAACTCACATATAGACTTAGGAAGAGAGCAAAACGTGAAGATCTACCAGACCTAGAAGTGGTACAGAAGACAATTTGTAACTATGCAGAAGCATCAAAGTACCTCAGTAAGACACGTGCATCACATAACAAGCCTGCATATGTCATGTTGTCTAATTATCTAAGAAGCATCTTCAATACATGGGATAAAGAAGTAAAGGAAGTGATAACGAAATGAAAGAAGCAGTCATTTTATGTGGTGGACAAGGACTGAGGTTGAAAGGACACATTGATGTGCCCAAACCATTTCTGATCATAGATACAGAGACTGGTGAAACTCTCCTTGAGGCACAACTGAAGTGGTTGTTGGCATATAACTTTGAACATGTCATTTTAGCTATCTCACGAGAGAACTACAAGTACATGAGAATAAACTACTCTAGACTTATGACACTCCCGTGGTTAGATCCATCTATTGAAGATGAGTATTTGGGTACTGGTGGTGCTCTAAGGAAAGCATTGGACTTTGTGGAAGAGAAGAACTTCTATGTTATGAATGTAGATGACATTTGTTCTTATAATCCAGATGAGTTGTACAATGCACAGAGGACTAGCAATGCAATACTCATCAAACAAGCAAGGTTGCCCTTTGGTGTAGTTGAGGTTGGACCAGACATGAGAGTAATAGACTTTGTAGAGAAACCAATGATTAGTAAGTATGTCTCATGCGGACATTATGTCTTCAACAGAAAGTTAGTTGAACAGTTCTTGCCAACAGAAGGAGACTTAGAACAGACACTGTTGAGAGAACTAGCAAAACAAGGATTATTGTATGCTCATGTCCTAACTGGCAAATGGATAACAATAAACACGTTCAAAGACTTGTTGGAAGCAAGGAGAAGTTTGAAATGAAGTACATAGAAAAGATACAAGATAAGAAGTTGAAGTCAGCAGTACAAGATGCATACAGGAAATATGCTTACAAGCTACACTTCATACCAGCTTCTGTGTCTGGTAGTTATCATCCAGAAGATGAGAGAGGAAAGGAAGGACTTAATATTCACGTTGAGAAGTTATGTTGGTTCCTTGACCAAGTAGTCCAACAGTACAAGTTGTCAGATGAGACAAGAGATATTCTCCTGACAGCAGCATACTTCCATGACTTGGGGAAAGTAAAGTTAACAACAGTCAAACATGTGTTAGTATACAAGTCCAAGAAAGAAGAACGTTGTGTGAGAGTAGAACGTAATGTCTATGGATATGACAACCATGCAGAGGTAAGTGCTCAATTGGCTGAACAGTATTTGATCAAATATGGTGTCCCAGAAGAACAACGTAATGTGATTGTCAGTATCATCCGCAAACACATGAGTCATTGGACACCACATGCTCCTCAACCATCAACAGAATTGGAGAAGTTATTTGCTCTTGGAGACTTTATTGTCTCACGAAAGGAATTCACACTAAGGAAGGAACGGAAGTGGTTATGGTAGAGGAGAGAGTGGATGTTGCCTGAAGAAATAGAACTAGTAGAAGACTGGATCAGAAGACGGGTTGGACCACTTCTCAAAGATCCTTATGCTATACGGAATGGTGTACTGTACGTATCACAAGAAGATTTTGAGACTGTTAAGGTAATTTTACACGACTATCTATGGTACAACCGTAAGGGGTTTCCAGTTATTGCATGTGGGATACCTGAGTACTGGAACATCCTAGTCTATGTGTACCACACAAAGGAGGAATTTGTATGGATAGTGACATTGAGTTAGAAGGAATATACAGACTGATGAAACAGAAATGGAAGTATGGACATCCAGACTTCTACAGACTACTATTGCGAATGGGTGAAATCCACAACATAAAGAACAAAGGATATGGCATAGGAGACCCTCTAGGCAACTTTCTTGAGTGTGAAAGATTTGGTATTGAGGCCTGGAAAGGATGTCTAGTCCGTATGTCTGACAAGTACTCTCGCCTCTGCAACTTGGCTGCTAAGATAGACAGTCCAGAATATCAAGATGCTATCAAGCTAGAGAACTTAGAAGACACTCTTATAGACTTAGCAAACTATTCTCTCTTGTGTATCATACTACTAAGGAGAAGAAAACAATGAGATGTCCAAAGTGTGGATCTACTAGCATAGACCAATGTCCTAAGTGCAAACAAGGACTGAAGAAATGTCTTACTTGTGGTTTTGTAGCTGAACAGAAATATTTTGAAGGTACTCCACTACCATCACAGAAGGAATGAGCATGGACATTTCAGAATACGTGAAGAGATGTGGCGAGTCCGCCAATCGCAAAGGTTGGAAAGTGACGTGGGAAGAGTATCCAGCATATCTTCTTGCTACAATTGATGAACTCACTGATTCTTTTGACAGTGGTTGGAGAGATGACAACAAGACAAAGGCTTTTGAAGAGATCGGAGATTGTCTAATACGTCTGTTTCATATCATCCATGATCTAGGGATACCAATTGAAGAAATCTTAAATAGACTTATGACAGAGAACGAACACAGGCCTTACAAGCACAACAGAAAGAGAATTTAGGTGATTTGCTTGTATGTCATTAAGAGAGATGGGAGAAAGGTCTCTTTCGAAGAAGAGAAGATACGAAAAGCAATAACAAAAGCAGCTGCTTCTGTAGGAGAAGTTGATAGACAGAAGATCAATGAGATAACTAAAGCAGTGTTGCAGAAGCTAACAAAAGAAACAATAAGCGTGGAAGAGATACAAGACAAGATAGAAGAGACTTTAGTACAGTTCAAAGAGTACAAGATAGCAAAGGCTTACATCCTTTATCGACAGAGAAGAACCAATGCCAGAAGACTAGCTGCTTCCCTTGGTGTGAAGGATGACTTGAAACTGCCAACATCTGCACTAATTGTACTGTCTAAGAGATATCTATTGAAGGATGAGAAAGGAAGAATAAAAGAGACACCAATGAAGTTATTTAGAAGAGTAGCAAGGGCAATAGCACAAGTAGATGAACAGTATGGTGCTTCTAGCAAAGATGTACGTAGATTAGCTGGACAGTTCTATGACTTGATGACACAAGGATATTTCCTACCTAACTCTCCAACACTGATGAATGCTGGAGCACCACTTGGACAGTTGTCAGCATGTTTTGTCTTGCCAGTGCATGACTCTCTTGATTCTATCTTCTTGACACTATATCATACTGCCAAGATACATCAGACTGGTGGAGGAACTGGATTTAACTTCTCTGCTCTCAGACCGACTGGTGATGTGGTGAGAACAACTGGTGGGGTAGCATCTGGTCCAGTGTCATTCATGAGAGTATATGATGCTGCTACACAAGAGATCAAACAAGGAGGTAAAAGAAGAGGAGCTAATATGGGTATTCTGAATGTTGACCATCCAGACATTCTAGAGTTCATAACTGCTAAGTCTAGAGGAGGATTAGAGAACTTCAATATCTCTGTTGCTGTTACGGATAAGTTCATGAGAGCAGTACAGTCAGGAGAGACAATACCACTAGTTAATCCAAGGAACAAAGAAGTCGTACAAAATGTACCAGCTAGAGCAATATGGGACTTGATAGTAGCAGAAGCATGGAGATCTGGTGATCCAGGTCTTCTCTTCTTGGACACTATCAACAAGTCTAATTCAAATGTAGTACCAAAGTATGGACCTATAGAAGCTACTAATCCATGCTTAAGTGGAGAGACGTGGACAATGACAAGTAATGGTCCTAGGAGGATAAGAGATTTACTTGGGAAAAGGAACCTTGAGCTTATTGTGCAAAATTGTCCATGGCTAAGCCCTGATGGTTTCTTCGAAAGTGGGGCAAAAGAAACAGTAGAAATCCTAACTAAAGAAGGATTCTCGTTTAGAGCTACACTTGACCACCATGTATTTACTGCCGATTTTAGAAAATTGCAAGTGCGAGACTTGAAGCCTGGAGATAAACTGAAAATCTCAAGAGGTAAAGGAAAATGGTCTGGAAGATATGGATTTGAAGAAGGATATCTACTTGGTTTGCTCTATGGGGATGGAACTCTCACACCTGAGCCTGCACTGTATTCCTGGACCACTGAAGAAGGTTCTAGGGAAGTAAGACAATTAGCTTTCAAGTTTGCTTCTAAACTCAAGCATAGGAAAGACTGGAAAGGTTGGCAAAAACCAAACAAGGCTTCGTGTACAAAGATGGCAGTCAGAGGCCTAAGAACTCTTTTAAGAGAGCTGGGGCTTGAGAATAGGAAGTGCATAACTCCACAAATGGAAGAAGCAAGTCCAATGTTTTATAGAGGATTCTTGCGAGGGCTCTTTGACACAGACGGATCAGTGCAAGGTACCCAAGAAAAGGGTGTCTCCATTCGGCTAGCTCAACGTGATTTTGCCTTTCTCCAGGCTGTACAAAGAATGCTCCTTAGACTGGGCATTTTCTCTAGGATCTACAAGAGAAGAGACAAACACTTGCAGAAGTTCAAAGGAAAAGTCTATACCTGCAAAGAACAGTTCGAATTAATTATTTCCAATGAGGACTTACTTTTATTCAAGGAAATGATCAACTTCACAAATTCAGCTAAGGAAAGGAAGCTAAGAGACCTCTTAGTCCGATACAAGAGAAGATTGAATAAATCTAGAGACACAGTTACATTTATTGGCATCTCTAATCCGAGAAAAGAACCGGTGTATGACATACAGGTCCCTGGGTTAAACCAATTAGAGGCTAATGGAATAGTAGTTGGCAACTGTGGAGAATTGCCATTGTATCCATATGAGTCTTGCAATCTTGGTTCAATCAATCTATCTAAGTTTGTGAAGATGAACAAAGAACCACACATTGACTGGGAGAGACTAGAACAAGTTGTTAGACTAGCAGTACATTTCCTTGACAATGTCATAGATGCAAATAAGTTTCCATTGCAAGAAATAGAGGCAATGACAAAGAAGATACGAAGAGTTGGATTGGGCGTAATGGGTTGGGCTGATCTATTGATTGCACTGAACATAGCATACAACTCACAACAAGCACTGGACTTAGCTGCTGAAGTGATGAAGTTCATAACAGAGAAAGCAAGAGATGAGTCTGTCAGACTAGGAGAACAGAGAGGAAGTTTCCCAGAGTTCAAAGACTCAATATGGCCAAAGAGAGGATACAAGACTTTACGTAATGGAACAGTTACATGTATTGCACCTACTGGGACCATCTCTATACTAGCTGGTTGCTCTCCAGGAATAGAACCATTGTTCTCAATTGTCACTGTTAGAGACTTGGAAGAGTCACTAGGTGCTAAGCTGGTAGATATCAATCAAGCATTTGAGAGTAGAGCTATCAAAGAAGGATTCTATTCTGAAGAGTTGATGGACAAGATAGCAAGAGACTTCTCTATTCAGAAGATACCTGAGATACCAGAAGAAGTGAAGAGAGTCTTTGTAACAGCACATGACATATCACCAGAGTGGCATGTGAAGATGCAAGCTACATTTCAGATGTATACTGACAATGCTGTCTCCAAGACTGTCAACTTACCATTCACAGCTACTCCACATGATGTTGAGAACATCTATTTCCTAGCATGGAAGTTAGGTTGCAAAGGAATTACTGTCTTCAGAACTGGGTCAAAGGGGAAACAAGTCTTCACAACTTGTAAGGAATGTGAGGTGGGAGAATGATAGAATGTGTCTGTTCTTGTTGTCGTAAGAAGATCTCACACAATGAATTCTTGAAATTTGGTGGTCTGTGTAAGGAATGTGCACGTGAAACAGCTAGACTGTTCATTGAAGAAGGTGAAGAAGGAGTAAGAAAATACTATGAGCAAAAGAGAAGAGAGAAACAATAACTGCTACTGTTTTGGAGAGTATGGGACTAACATAAACTGTGATGAGTGTCCGAACAGACTAGTCTGCAAACAGTTCACATATGACAGACAGAAAGATATATATCTCCGCTCAAAGGAAAAGTACAAAGGAAGAGGGAAGTTTAGAAAGAAGGATGTGTATTAGGATGGAGACATTCACAAGGAAGGATGTACAGGAACTGAAGAAGCAGATTGAACCGATAAAGAAACTAGCTTTGCATGATGATGCTGATGGTATTACTTCTGCTGTGTTAATGTCCTATGCTTGTAAGATCTACAAAGTCTGGGCACCAGATGACTTTGGTGAATGGCCGATAACTCCTTACAAGGTCCAAGGACAACAAGAATATGAACTGCCACCAGATGTCTGTGTGGACATGGTACCAGCAAACTCGGATTGGGTTGGTTTCTGCTTTGACCACCATCCAGGACACCCACCAGAAGAGAAGAGAAAGTACAAGTTAGTGTATGCAGATGTACCGGCATCATTGATTATCTATACAGTGTTTAAAGACTTTATCCCACAAGAACAGAGGTGGAAAGTTGTTGTTGGTGCAGTAGGAGATGGGCAACCAGAATTAGTACCTACGGAAATATGGAGAGAGTTTCCAGTGTTGTTAGAAGAGTGTATATCATCATGGGAGAAATATGGGAAAGTAGAGACAGTAAGTTATCCTCTGTACATGAGACTTAGTTCTGGAATAAATGCAGCATGTAAACTGCCAGAGAAGTGGTACGTGGCATATTCAGTTCTCAGAAATGCTAAGAGTCCATGGGACTTGATAAATGATCCATCTCTGAAAGCAGCAAAGGACTTCTTGGAGGAAGAAAGAAGTAAGATCTACAGTGAAACCAACCCAATCCAATTACGCAATGGTATAAGAATATGGCCATTTGCATCTGAGACAAAGATAGAAAGGACATTGGCATGGGAACTGTGGGAGAAGGACAAGAAAACAACAATTGCTATCAATACACAGACTGGAAGAGGAAGCATACGAGGGACATTGGCAACACTCATCTATGAACACTTGAGTGCCAATGGTTTCAAAGCTTCTGGACATCCAGGCTTTGGAGGACTAAAGTTAAAGTCTGGACAGACATGGGAAGATGTGTACAAATGTCTAACTACTCTAAAGATTTAAATACCCCTCTTCCATGTTATAGGTAAAAAGGAGGAATGGATGTATGGATAAGAAAGAGGAAGAATCTTTGTTGAGAGCTTACGCAGAGACCACAGGAAAGTCTGTCACTGTTCTAAGGAAGTTGTTAGAGGAAGCAAAGAAAGAAGCAAAGGCGTCTGGTACAGAGAATGACAATGTCATCAAAGGAAAGTTCAGGAAGAAAGTAAGGAATCTTATCTATTCTGAAATGACTGGGAGACAAATAACACGGAAAGAACCAGTAATGTTCAGAGGATTTATCCTTGGTGCAGATGCTGTCCGAGACTTGAAAGAACAAATGAGGAGAAAAGCACTGAGGATCTTTGAGGAAGAAGGAGAGAATGCAAAGATAGAAGGATATGTTGATGAGAATGGAAATCCAATTGACTGGAGACCAACTATAAGAAACAGACGAGGAGAAGAAGTAGAGAACCCAGACTACCACAAGCCTATCACAGGACATCTGTATGTCAGGGACTTGTTTGGTATTGCTATCAAGGAAGGAGAGACTAAGCCTAAACTGTTTGTGATGTCATTATGGGGAGGATTTGCTACTCAGACAAGTTGGAGACCTTTTGTACCTGTGGAGTTCAAAGCAACAATAAAGTCTGAAGGAAACTACTATGTCCTGAATCCGCCAAGAGTACTTCAGAAAGGAGAGAAAGGATTCAGAAAGATATCAATGGAAATAGACTACATGCAATGGATAAAAGAAGCACTTGGTGACAGAGAATATCCACTTACTGAATTGCCAAAAGCAGTTGAGAATACAAGACATGCTAAAGATCCGTGGATAATAGTCAAAGGAATTGTTGATTCTATTGACACAGAAGTCAATCCAAAGACTGGATCAAGGACGTTGACAATAACTGATCCAGATGCTGGAATGACTGATGTTGTTAGAGTGTTCATACCAAAAGACTTTCCATTGGCATTCAGAGAGTACTCAAAGGTAATTGTCTTTGGAAGACCAAGAGCATGGAAACGAGAAGATGACGACACTATACACTATTCGATAAGAGGAATAAGTGTATATCCAATACCAGGAGAGACAATAGAAGTACCAGTAGAAGAAGTGAAACCTGCACAAGGATATGTTGAGGGTGAAGAAGAAGAAGGTTGGGACCTCTGGGAAGAGTAGGGTAAGGAGGGATGGAAATGGCAACAATATCAACTGGTTGTAAGACTCTCGATGATCTTCTTGCAGGAGGTCTCAAGACTTCTGTCATCACCCTTCTTTTTGGTGCACCTAACTTAGGGAAAACATGGTTATGCTATCAAGTCTCATGCATGTGTACAAGACCACCTAAAGAAGGTGGACTAGGAAAGAAAGTACTGTACTTGGACACAGAAGGTTTCTTCTTTACAGAAGACACTGTCGAACGCTTTGCTACTTTCTTCAAGAAAAGATGGCCAGATTGTGATCCAAGTAAAATTGAGATAGTACAAGTGCCAGATCTGTTCCATCTTGGAGAACAGTTTGGTATGCAGTTTGAGGTACATCAGGAAGAAGCAAGAGTGTCAGTGGTGACAAAGTATCCAACAGAGAAGCAGAAGGAATTGGCAGAGAAGAAAGGAAAGAGTGTTGTAGACACACCAACAACAAAAGACAAAGACTGGTTGGAGAAAGCTCCAGTGTACAAGAAAGTAAAGTCTGGTGACTATGGACTAATTGTTATAGACTCTGTCACTGTGCCAATCAAGAGTGAAATATCAGCAACAACACAGAACTTTCCTGCTAGAACAAGTGTGCTATCTGCTCTATTTGGTGCATGTTATCCAATAGCTAGACGTGCAGATATTGCAATACTAATTACAGATCACTTGACAGCCAACCCAATGTCTCCTGGATATCAGTTTGGCACTGGTGATCCCTGGGGTGGAAGGAATGTCATGTACTATGTCAAACATATCTTTGGTATCTACAAACCCACAAAGGAATACATTGAGGCTTATGCGCCTGATGGAGCAAGAGTCAGACGTTTTGCAAGATACAGGTATCCAGGACTGGATCCTGCGATTGTAGCTGTCAAACTCGAAAAGGATAAGGGCTACATAGATTTGCCACCAAAAGGTGCCAAACCAGCTAAGACAGAGGAGGTCATTGAAACATGAGCAAGCAAGAAGAGACAGTCTACTACTGTATCTGGGAGACAAATGAAAAAGAAGTCTGCCCAATACGAACCAAATACAAGTTGAAACCAGAGAGTCTAGTACTGTTCTGTGCCAACTGTACTAAGTTGCCTCTCAACAAAAGGAAATATCCTTAACTCCCTTTTCTTTTTTCTTAATTGTTTAGGACTAAGGAGGGTCAATGTGACCCAAGTATCTTTTGACAAAGGAATTGTGAAGAAAGAGAACAATGCAATAAAGGTTACTCCTGCTGACAATTCTGTTCCCAAGCCTACCGACAATGGTCTAACTATTATGTATGTAGACGTTCATGAACCTGTTGAGATAGTTGAAAGGTTACAGAAAGAGAAAGGAATCTATGTAATACGTAAAGCATTGCCTGTTGGAGATTACTGTTTCTCCAACATAGGCATAGAGAGAAAGACTTTGTCAGATTTCTACAACTCAATTGTTCATGGTGACAAGCATATATGGAAACAACTCTTCAATCTGAAACATGCTTTTGAGAGACCAATCCTGATAGTAGAAAGATGGGATGACACGTTCTTAGCTTCACCTAACATGGAGAAGACAATAAGAGGAGCAATAGCAGCAATTGTACTTATGGGCATAACAGTATTAGTGATACCAGGGAAAGGACAGAATATCAAGCCATTTGTTGATCAACTAGCATACTTGTTCTTCTCATCAGACAAGAAAGCACTGTCAATGAGGCCAATACCAGAGAAAGGAAAGTCACGTTCTAAGAAGGATATTATCTCAGACATCATCTGTATGTTACCCGAATGGGGCAGAGCAATGGGTGATGCTATAGCCTCTAGGGTTCAGAGTGTTGAAGAGATATGCAAGATGACTGATGAAGACTTGAAGAAGATATGTCCAAACATAGGACCTAAGAGACTAGCTATTCTCAGATGGATATTCAATGGACAAGAACTGCCAAAGAAAGAGGGGCAGAACAACGGATGACGAAAGGTGTTTGGACAACTATCAAGTACAAGAATGAAGTGTTTGATCCTACTCTTTCTGAGACTGATCCAAAGAAGTATAGACCAACTATTTATCTATGGACAAGAGACACAGACTTGAAACGTCATCGTCTTGTGATAAAAGATTTCAAGCCTTACTTCTATGTAATACCTGCTGTCAAGTCTGAAGCCAATGAAATATTCAATTCACCTGAGATAGAGAAGTGGGAAGAAGTAGACTTTAATGGAAGAAAATTGTACAAGATATACTCGTACATCCCTGGTTTTGTAACAAAGTTAAGAAGTCTAGTGACAACACGTTTTGCTCAGGCAGCAGCACGAGAAGCCGATGTGTTGTTTGAACTACGGTTCTTGATTGACAAAGGAATAAGAGGAAGTCTAGAATGGGATGAGCAAGGAAACATTAGACCATTGTCTGAGGACTTGAACATTCCACTCAGGAAAGTGTACATTGACATTGAAATCCATGCTGACAGACAGGTTGAAGGAGGTGGTATGCAGAAGGATGAGTTCATTAGGTGCATTACTGCCTATGACTCATATGAGAGAGTCTACTATACATGGTACTTCAATGAATATGACTTGAAGCTGTCTGGAGATGACAGTTGGAAGATAACATGGTGTAGAACAATTGAAGAGATGTTAAAGTCTTTTCTCGAATATGTTAGAGACAGAGATCCAGATGTGATAACTGGATACAATGTAGACTTTGACTTGTTGAACATACAACAAGAAGCATTGCGTCAAGGGTTAGGAAAAGAACTATCCTACTTGTCTGCGTTGTGGGACTTGGGATATGTTGGTCTGAAGAAAGGAACAAAAAAACGAAGAATAAGAGGAGTTGATTGGTCACATTCTGGTTTGTTGATTGATGGACGTGAAGTAATTGACATCCTCGACTGTATACGTATGATCTCACGAAGTCAGTTGAGGAGTTATACACTAGACTTTGTTGTTAAACAGTTCTTGGATCCAAATGAAGGAAAGATAACCTACCAAGGAAAGCCTGTTTCTTCTAACATCATCAAAGTATGGGACGAAAGTCCAATGACAGTACTTCAATACAACAAACATGATGTTGAACTAGTTGTCAAATTGGATGAGAAGAATGAACTGATTGGTTTCCTTGATCAGTTGAGAAAGACAGTTGGTGTTAGATTGGATGATGCATTCTCCAATCAACGAATGATAGACACAGAAGCATTGAGAAGAAGAGACTTTCCTCTGCCTTCCAAGTTTGAAAGAAAGCATGAAGAAGAGGAAGAGACTTACAAAGGTGCTCTTGTTATTGCTCCAGTACCAGGACTGCACAAGTGGGTTGTGTGTCTAGACTACAAAAGTCTGTATCCTACAATCATAAGGACGTTCAACATTGATACTGATACCTTCATTTCACATGAGAAACTGTTGAGGAAAGGAGCAGAGTACTACGAGTTCACTAATCTAGAAGGGACAAAGAAATGGAGATTCTACAAGGAACCGAGAGGACTGTTTCCACAGATGTTGGATGACTTTACAAGGATGAGAGATGAGTACAGAAAACAACTAGCAGGAGAAAAAGATACAGAGAAGAAAAGGTTGCTGGACATCAAGCAAGAAGTTGTCAAAGTCTTGTCTAATGCTGTCTATGGAGCATTTGGATACAGGTCTAGAAAACACAATTTGGAAGTAGCAGAAGCAGTGACAGCTTTTGGACAACGAATGATTAAGTTTGCTGGTGAAGTAGCTGAAGAACTTGGAATGAAAGTGATTTATGGTGACACGGACTCAGTGTTCGTAGCAACAGGAGCAAACAATTATGGTGAAGCATACAATGCTGGTCTACGTCTTCAAGATGAGATAATGAGAAGAATACCTAGATACATTCATCAGTTCAATGTGAGTTCAAAGGAGAAGTGTCTGTTTGAGATCAAGTTTGAAAAGGTGTACAGTAAGTTCTTCATTGGTGCACAGAAAGGGAAGGCAGTGAAGAAAAGATATTGTGGTTATGTGTTGGAGAAAGATGGTAGTAGTCACCTAGATGTAAAAGGATTTGACATTAGACGAAGTGACACATCAGATTTTGCTGTCAAGCTACAACGTAAACTCATAGAGACTTTGTTGAAGGGCAAGGAAAAGGAGAAAGTCTTGGAAGAGATAGCAAATGAACTGAACAGAATAACAGAAGTACCATTGGAAGAGATAGGTGTGCCATCTGCAATAACAAAACCACTAACAGAGTATAAGTCTAATGCTGTGCAGAAGAGAGCAGCAGAGAATGCTAACAAGTATCTGAACACTAAATACAAGTATGGTTCCAAGCCTCTGAGACTATACATCATACCACCACAACCAGAACAGTTGTACCCAAAGATGGCTAAAAGGTCAGAAGCAGAAAGAGATGCACTTGCTGAGGAACTGAAGAAATTGGATGTCATAGCTTTTGATCAGACAATTGAATTGCCAGGATGGGTAAAAGTAGACTACAAAAGAATGTTAGCATTGACAGTAAAACCAAAGATAGAGAGATTCCTAGAAGCATTGGAAATAACTTGGGAAGAGATACAGAAATACTTGAAACCAGAATTGAGAGTCGAAAAGAAGAGAAAGAGAAAAGAACTTCCTTTGGATGTGTACTTTGGAGGGAAGACAAATGCTTAGCTTTCCTTGTTTTGCACTGAAAGAGAATAGGATAATACTATCACGAGAAGAATTAGAAATGAGGTTGAAAGAAGCACATGAGTCTGGGAAGTCTTGTGAAGTAAGTCTGTATGGTTTCAGCATGTGGTATAACATGGAGCCAATAGAAGAAAGTGTTATCCTTGACAAAGTGGTCTACAGCGGGAAGAAGGAAGACTTGGAGGAGTTGGCAGAGAGGAAGTTGGAGGACGGGAAAGAAAGTGTTCTTATCTATGATGGATCACGATATCTGTTGTTTGTGAAAGAAGAAGTAGACTCACTAGAGGCCTTGAGAAAGATACAGGAACCAAATGTCAAGATAATAACAAATGTGAAAGAAAAGTTTGTATTCCCAGGGTATCCAAATCTTAAAACTGGTCAATTGAGTAGAGTAATACGGAAGTGGAAGAAGCAATGAGAGTTTGTTGGATATCTGATTATCCTCTGAAAGGATCATCATTTGGTACTGTGACATATGAACTACTTACACGTATGCCAAAAGAACACTTCTTTGATGTGTTGAGTCTAGCTTACAAAGGGATGCCTCTGAAGATAGAAGAGAACATACGGATATTTGAATTGGAGAAAGCATACCAATTGACATACTACTTTGAGAAGTTGAAACCGGATGTAATTGTTCTATTCCACTCATACTGGTTGTTGGATTCTGTGGCATCACAAATGAATACTGCTCCTGGTAAGAAGATACTGTACATTCCAGTTGAAGGAGAAGATGTTCCATTTGAGTATCGGAAACACTTTGGGACTTATGACCTGATATTAACACCTTCAGAGTATTCAAGACGAGTGTTGAAGAAAGCAGACATAGATGCAAAGGTAGTTCCTCATGGTGTGGATACCAAGTTCTTCTTTCCAAAGCAGAAAGGTTGGCATGAGTTCAGATTTGGATACCTTGGTTTGAATGACATACGGAAACAAGTACCACGTGTCATGGAAGCCTATGCAAGACTTAAGCAAGGAACACTGGTTATTGCTGCTGACAAAGAAGGACACTATGATCTTCCATACTTGGCTAAACAGTACAACATTGCTCCTATCTTCATAGAACAGAAGTTGAATGGACTAACTATGAGTAGAGAAGCAGTTAGAGACTTCCTTCAGTCACTGGATGTCTACATAGCACCTGCAAGTGAATGCTTAAGCCCTGACACTGAGATAGTTACCGAAGAAGGAAAGAAAAAGATCTCACAAATAAGAGTTGGAGAAAAGGTTCTAACATCAAAAGGTTGGAGAAGAGTAGAAAGAATTTTCCACCAAGAAAATCTGAAACCTGCTTGTAAACTGACTACCAGCCTTCTGAATGAAGTGGCCTCTTTCACAAAAGATCACTTGGTTCTAGCAGCTAAGAGAACTGCTTACCATGGCAAAAAGAAAGCAGGTAAGGTAAGATATTATCCAGTAGGTTCTTTGAAGAGAGGAGATTTTGTTGCTTATCCAATTCCACAAGGCGAGAAAGAGTTGACTATTAACGTGGATAAGATTGTTGCCCCTAGTAAAGGTCGAAATCAGTACACTACTTTCTTGTACAAGAGAGAGAAACAGTTGCCTCCAATTCTAAAAGTAGACAAGGACTTCATGTCATTTTTAGGATACTATATTTCAGAAGGCTGTGTTGACAGGAGGAATGGGCTGATTCTAAGTAACTCTGATCCTCACATATTAAAAGAAATGGAAGACTTGGGCAAGAAGATATTTGGGATTGAGCCACGGAAAAATGTCCACCAAAAAGGAAGTTACAAACCAGTGACTAACTTGTGTTTTCAAAGTATTAGGCTAGTGAAACTCTTCAGAAATCTATTTGGAGCAAGAAGTTATGAAAAACATTTGCCTTGGAGTTTCTTACAACTAAAAAATGAATACTTGAAAGCCTTCCTTTTAACCTACATTAAAGGAGATGGTTGCTTCTCGAAGAAAGGTAATAGAAAAAGCATTAGAATCTCAACAACTTCAAAAGAACTCTTCGAACAGTTGAAACTGATTTGTTTGAAACTTGGCTTGGTTCCATCTTGTCACACTCGTAGATTTAAGAACCCTCGGTGGCACACAGAATTCTCATTAAGTATTCATGGGCCTCAAGTCACTTACTTAGGCTTTCCTTCACCTAACAAAGAGAAACATCAATTCTTTCTTAGAAGGGGTAAATTAGTCTTGATTCCAATAAAGAAAATTGAAGATACATCATTCAATGAGCGTTGGGACATAAGGGTAGAAGGAACCCATGATTTTGTTGCCAATTGTTTGGTACATAATTCATTTGGCTTACCTGCTTTGGAGGCACAAGCATGTGGAGTACCAACAATTGCAATTGATCATGGTGCCGCAAAGGAAGTATTGAACAATGGTGCTGTCTACTGTAATGTAGCTGACTATCTAGAGACAACAATAGGAAAGATAGCACTCATTTCTGTACCAGACCTGTATAGGAAGATGAGATTCATGATACAAGTGAAAGAAGCATATGAAAAGACAGCAAGAAAGGCATTGGAGAATGCACAGAGATGGCCATGGGAGAATGCTGTGACAAAAATGTTAGAAGCATTGGAGGAGGTGAAGTAGCATGGAGAAGAAAGAGATAGAGAAAGTACGATATGTTGAAGGGTGGCGTTGTGAGTTCTGTGGTGAGATATATCCAACAAAAGAAGAAGCAGAGATGTGTTGGGAAAGACACATACGTTTTGAGATGCAACCTGTATTCTCAATGCAGGATGAGTTCCCTATTGAAGTCCTTGTGAAGAAGATAGAAGGAAACTACTATACTGAGATAGCAACATATGAGCTAAAGAAGAAAGAGAAAGTACTGATAGAGCGACATGGAGGTGAAGAAGATGTCAGTGGAAATAGCACCTAGAGTATCACAACAAGAGATAGTTCTGGACAAGAAAGAACATGGACGTACTTGGCGAGAGATGAGGATACTTTGGCATTCTGTAGCACCCTACATTCAATCAGGGTACGGGACAGTAACTAAACAAATGGTCAGCAGACTTTTGAACAAAGGATTTGTAGTCTTTGTCTCTGCATACTATGGACTACAACCTGGAGGGATAATCAATTGGAACGGTATCTATGTCCTACCAACAGAGAAGAGTCCTAAAGATCCACTAGGTTTTGCTTCTGCAAAAGAACACTTCAAACGCTTCAAGTGTGATCTAGCAGTATTCCATAGTGATTTCTGGGTCTCATATGAGTTTGCTAAGTCTATGCCAGTATCATTGTGTTACAGTCCCATAGACCATGAGAACTATCCTGAGAAATGGTTAAGTATTCTAAGGGCATACAACTATGTTGCTGTACCTTCTAGACATGCTGAGAATGAACTGAAGAAGTTTGGGATACATGCACACTTCTTGCCACATGGAGTTGACATAAATATTTATCATCCAATGGACAAGACAATGTGCAAGAGATCATTTGGTCTTAACCCAGAGAAGTTCATCATTGGAATAGTAGCTGCCAACAATGACGAAGAATGCTTTGATGAACTAACAGAAATTCTAACAAGAGATGGTTGGAAGAACTACAAAGAAATAAGTGAGAACGACTTCTTTGCCACTCTAAATGAAAAGGGAGAACTGGAATATCAAAAACCGTTGAGAATAGTCATTTACTCAGGAAAGAGAAAGATGCACTTACTGCAGACTAAGTTTCTAGACTTCTGTACTACCTTAGGTCATGAGCATTATGTTCAAGCATTCAACAATAGAGTGCAAGGAGGCAGAACTAGCTTTAGAAAAGAAACTTCTGCAGAGATCTTTGGTAAGAGAAGATGCTTCAAGAAGACTGCTATTTGGAAAGGAGAAGACGTAGAATACTTCTACCTACCACCTTATAAAAGGAAATGGACTAACAGTGAAAGGTATTATTACAAACCAGAACTTCAAATAAAGATGGATGCATTTCTAAAATTGATTGGCTACTATCTTTCAGAAGGTAGCTGTAATAGATATACTGTATTTATCTCTCAAAACGACGGGAGAAAGAAGGAAGAGATGCTAAGAGACCTTAGAGATTTGCCATTCAAAATAGGATCAGGAAAAGGAAAACTTTGGATCAACGATGTACAACTTGCTTCTTACATGAGAACTTTAGGTACTTCGGCAAGTGAGAAAAGACTACCAAGAGAACTACTAAACCTTAGTTCAAGACAATTAAGGATTCTCTGGAACGCAATTGTGAGAGGAGATGGCTGGAAACACTGCAACTCTGAGGCCTATTCTACTACTTCAAAAGAACTTGCTGACCAACTTCAAGAGCTTCTTCTAAAGATAGGTGCTTGGGGTACTATTATTAAGAGAAAGATGAAAAAAGGAAGAATAGGAAAAAGAACAATAAAACCTTACTCTCAATATATCTACATTATAAGGAGAAATTCTCTTGAGGCTGTTGAGAATAGGCCTTCAAGACCAGGAAAGACTTTCTTAGAGAAGATCATAGATTATGAAGGAAATGTCTGGTGTGTAGAGGTTCCAAATCACTTAGTGTATGTAAGAAGAAATGGCAAAACAATGTGGTCTGGTCAAACAAGGAAAGCTTGGGATGCGAATTTTCTTGCTGTCAAGTATTTCTTAGACAACAATCCAGACGCTAAGAAGGATGTGGATGTGATTGTTCATACTAATCCTGTGAGTGAGAAAGGAAGAAACCTGTATGAATTGGCACATCAGATAGGTGTAGAACAACATATTGTGTGGAATGAACCTTACTTGTCATATCTGTTAGGATTTCCTGAGAGTTTGATGTGTAAACTCTACAATGCAATGGATGTGTTCCTATTACTTTCACGTAGAGAAGGTTTCTGCCTTCCAGCATTAGAAGCACAAGCTTGTGGAGTACCTTGCATACTTAATGAGTTTAGTGCATTGATAGAACGAAATGACTATGGACGGTGTGGATGGTTAGTAAAGCCTGCCACCTATATCTATTCACCACTGAATGCGATAACATCTATACCAGATCCATATAAGGGGGCTGAAGCATTGGAAGAAGCATACAACAATGACTCCAAGAGAGAACACTTTGCAAAGAGAGCACTGGAGTGTGCAAAACAACAGACATGGGACATTGCTGTGGAAAAGTACTTCTTGCCATTGCTAGAACACATTGGAGAAAATATTCCTCATCTGTCAAGTAAGTCTACAGAGAAGAAGTTGGAGGAAAGAAAACTTGCATAGTATCTGTATTGGATCAATAGTGAAGAACGCTTCTTCTTATCTTCCTAACTTTCTCCAACAGATAGAGAACTTGGACTATCCAAAGGACAAGATACGACTATTGTTTGTGTATGGTGAGTCTCAAGACAATACATTGGAGATACTGAAGAACTGTAAACTAAACAGAGAGGTCTACGCTGAACAAAACATATGGCGAGGAGAAGGTGGACCAGAACTCCTTGCGGATGCTTGGAATGACATGTGCAGTATCTGTACAGAAGACTACTTTGTTCATGCTTCTGCTGATTTGAAGTACATTCCACCAGATATCTTACAGAGACTTATAGCACACGACAAGGACATAGTAGCGCCATTCACATACATAGAGAATACCAACAAGTTCTTTGACACATATGTCTTTAGGATACGTGGGCAGAGGTTTCCAGAGAACATAAAACTAGAAGGACTGACAGAAGTTGATTCTGTTGGAACATTCATGGTGATAAAGAAGAAAGTGATTGAACAAGTAAAGTGGGAAAATCCTCATCCTCCTCTCCAGTTCTGTCACAATGCAAGAAAGAAAGGATTTAAAGTCTACGTCGATCCTTCTATAGCTGTTATCCATCCTCTACCAACAATGGTTTGGAATCCTCGTTTTGTAACAGATGCTAAACGAAAAGTAGAAGATGTAGCTCTCTATGTACAGAAAGGACTTTTCACATATGACAATCTAAGACATATGAGAATATACATAAATGGCAAAGATCTTGTCCACCGAGCATCATTTCTTGGTACTGAGAAAGAAGAACCAATTGATGTCATCATGTTGAGTTACAACAATTTGGAACTGACAAGGCAAGCAATTGAGAGTCTATATGCACACACAAACTATCCTTTTAGACTTATAGTTGTTGACAATGCTTCTGATGATGGCACTCAGGAATACCTCAAGTCTTTGAAATATCCTAACTTGACTCTTGTATTGGAACAAGAAAGAGACAGTGGATACTGTGAAGGAATGAACAAAGGCCTGAAAGAAGTAAAGTCTGAGATCTATGGAGTAGTGCAAAATGACATGATATTCTTTGAAGACAATTGGTTGAGAGAACTAGTATTGACAATCAACAGTGATCCAAAGATCGGGATAGTAAGTTGCAAACTGCTATATCCAGATGGGACAATACAGTTTGGTGGTGGTACATTTGACCAGTTTGGTAATTGGTACCATGTTGGGAGAGGAAAACCAAAACTACTGTGTAGTACATTGCGAGAAATACCAGCAACAACATCTGCACTTATGTTAGTACGAAAACAAGCATTCTCTCACTTTGATGAGTCATACATTGGTGTAGCTTCATGGAATGATATTGACATGAGTCTACGTGTACGTCAAGCTGGATGGAAAATAGTGTATTGTCCATTTGCTGAAGTAATACACTTGGAGAGTAAGACAGCACTGGCAGACATGAGAGAATTCCAAAAGCAATGGACAAACAACTCTAAACTGTTCTATTCACGTTGGTTGGAATTCTTGAAGAAAGACATGCAAGAACATCCGGAGTTGTACATACCATGAAAGTTGGAATAATTGGAGTAGGGAAAGTAGGTTCTGCCATGATGGCTTGTTTTGCCAAACATGGACATGATGTCTTGGGATATGACATTAGACCAAATCCTTTAGACAACGTTTCTAGGACAGAGAAAGACTTGGAACTCCTAGTTAAACAATACAACTTGAAACAGAGAATACGACCATTGAGAGAAGTAGTGGGACATTCAGAGATATTGTTCTTCATAGTACAGACACCTTCACAGCCAAGTGGTTTGTTCTCTATTAGTTTCCTAGAGAAAGCTGTCAGAGACTGTGCTAGAATAGACAAGAACAAAGTCTATGCAATAAACAGTACTGTTCCACCTGGAACATGTGAATACTTATCACGGTACTGTAAGAGACTTTACTACAATCCACTCTACATAAGACTAGGAACAGTCATAGAAGACTTGGAGAAGATAAAGTTTGTACTCATAGGTTGCAGAGATACAAGTGAAAGACCTAGTGAACTGATAGAGTTTTGGAAGACAATATCTGAAGGAGAAGTCTTTGTCTCTGACTGGAAGACAGTTGAAGTTACGAAGATGACACTCAATCTGATAATGACAACAAACATATCTCTAATAAACAAGTTGGGAGAGATCTATAGAAAGAGTAATGCTGACTTTGGTTATCTGAAACAACTGTTGACATTAGACAAGAGATTCCAACTGGCTTCCTATACACCTGGACTAGGATATGGTGGTCCATGTCTGCCAAGAGATACACGAATGATGACATACTATTGCAGACAGATAGGAGTCAATGCTAATCTCTTCCAAGAAGTAGAGAACATCAACATGGAACAGATCCAACGAGTACTGGAATTGTGCAAAGAGTACAAACGAGTAGGTGTATATGGAATAGGATACAAAGTAGGTTCTGAAATACTTACTGACTCACAAGGGTGGATACTAGTACAGGAACTAAAGAAGCTGGGAAAGCATGTTGAGATATATGATCCTTATAATGCAGAAGAGTCTACAGTGAAGACGGAAGAAGAATTAGCTAAAAAGTCTGACATAATCATACTGACATTGCCATACAAGACAAGGATCAACGTGATAAACTTGTGGGAGTGAGAAAATGAAACTAGCACTTGTTTCTACATGGGATACTGTCTGTGGTATAGCTTTCTATGCTCATCAGTACATGGAATGTATGCAACGACATGGTGTAAAAGTTAAAGTCTTCTCTGAGAAGGATCTGCCTAATGTACCTAACATCCAAACACCCAAGACAATACCATTTGAAAAGGCATGGAGTAGATATGACAGAGACTGGTTAGAGATGGCAAAGAAGATAATTGGTTGGAAGGCAGATGTTGTTCTAATTATCCATGAGGCAGGAATGTTTGGTACGGACACACGTATGAAACAACTTGTTTCGACACTACAACAGGCAGGCATCAAAGTCTTCATAGACATTCAGTGTCCAGACTTGAAAGGATATTATGAAAGTCTAGATGCCAATGGATACATATGTACTACATGTCCCTCTGAAGCTTATGTTCCAAGAGGAAGAACACTTGTAATTCCATTGCCAGTAAGAGTATACCCAGAGATTTCAAAAGAAGAGAGTAGACAAGTACTAGGAATTCCAAGAAATATCCAGATGGGACTAGTAACTGGATTCTTGAGAGCAGCTACTGGAATACCAGAAATAGTCTCTGCATGGAAGGATGTAGTACAAGCATACCCCACAGCTAGATTGTACTTTGCTGGTGGGATACATCCTTTCGATACAGACTATTGGTTACAACAAGGAAAGGAACTTGTCAAACAACTGCGTCTAGAGAACAATGTCTTCTTTACTGAGAAGATACATACAGATGAGGAACTGATGTTGTTTGGTGCTGCAACTGATGTCTTTCTTAACTACAGACTACGTTCCAATCCAGCAATAGTAGGTGGTGCTATAATGAGAGCGATTTCTTCAAGGAGACCAGCTATAGTATATGACTGTGCACCAGTAGCAATATTGAACAAAGGAGTAATCAGAGTAAGAAGTGTGGAGGAAATGACTCAAGCAATCGTCAAAGTTTTTAGTGATCCAATGTTAGAGAGACAACTGACAGATGAAATGAGAGAGTTATATGCAGAACGTAATTGGGAAGTAATTGTACCACAGATAATAAAGTTCATGGAGGAAACACCTTGACATTGGAATGGAAAGGAAAGAAAGTAACATCATACCATAAAGATCTACCTCTTTGTTTGAGAGACAAAGAAGGACAACTTGAATTTGAAGACATTTGGACACCAGACAAGAACTGGATAGTTGTGGATGTAGGAGCACATATTGGACTGTTTACACTGATGGTAGCAGACAAGGTAAGTAAAGTCTATGCATTAGAACCAATGAGCCAAGCAAGGAACTCACTGACAAGAAACTTGGAGATAAACAATATAACTAATGTAGTTGTGTTAGAGAAAGCACTTTCAACGTATGATGGACAGATGAAACTCTGGTTGGATGAATGGGGTTCTGGAGGTCATACTGCTCTCAAATATATGTTCAAGTACTTTGAAGAAGTTCCTTGTATAACTTGGGACACATTCTGCAAGACATTTGATCTACGACAAATTGACTTGTTAAAGATACACACTGAAGGAACAGAACTGGAACTATTGAAGAGTATAAACAACAATCTTCCAAAGAGGATAATCATTGCATGGTGGCATGGATATGAGTACACAGACTTTAGTAAACAGAAAGAAGAACTGATCTCTGAACTAAAGAAGAAAGGATATGTCATTAGGAAAGAAACAAAGGAGAACTTGTTTGGTGAGCTGACTTGAGGATATGTGTTCCAGTCTGGCACTTGCATGTCCTAGACCATTTAGCACAATTGTTCCCTGAACATCAGTTTGTTGTATGGGGTACTGGAAGACTAGGAGACTTTGGCTATCCACATGCTACTAACATCTACCAAGTATTTAGACCTTGGAATGAAGTAAAGTATGAGCAGTTTGATCTGTTGTTGGATGCAGCAGAGGCAGAGAACTGGACACCAAACTACTTTGAAGTGACAAGGCATATACGTATGCCAAGAGTTATCTCTGTAACCTACTCAAGGACTCCACACCACTTGGACTACTACAAGGAATTTGAAGAATACCCTAAAGTCTTTGAAGATACTGAAACAATGAAAATATGGAATATGAAGAACTCACATGTCATCTATCACTGTCCTCTTCTTTTCTACAATGCCAAGTGGTTAGGGAATGAAACCAAGTTGTTTACTGTCTACAACTACTACAAACGAAATCGTCTGTTCTCGAAAGATGAAGAATTCTATGTTCAATTAGAGAAACACTTACCACTAGTTGTACACGATGGAAGCATAGACTTTATCTCTGAGGAAGAACTAGTCAAGAAATATGCCACACACCGTTGTTTTGTAGATGGATCAGTTGAGAGACGTATGACAAATGCATTTCTACAAGCGCTTGCATTGGGCATGCCTTGCATAGTTGTCAAGTCTACTCATGACAATAACAAGATGGTGATAGACAAGAAGAGTGGATTTATTGTCTCCAATGTAGAAGAAGCTATTGAACGTGGAAGAGTATTGTTGGAGGACAAGAATCTAGCAGAAGAGTTTCACAATGTAGCATTACAAGTACGAGAAGACTTTATAAACCCGAACATGTGTAAAAAGAACTGGACTGAGTTGTTTGAAGAGGCCTTGGTGATTGGACCATGAAGGTACTTGTAACTGGTGGTTGTGGATTCATTGGAAGTCATCTTGCGAAGAGACTGTACAATGAAGGACATGATGTAACAATAGTTGACATACAAGAGAATCCTTACATGAAGTACAAGTACTACACAAAGAAAGTCATTGGAGATCTACGTGATGCTAGAGTTGCACTGAAAGTGACGAAAGGAATGGATCGTGTATATCACTTGGCTGCCAACATGGG